GCCCGAACGAGTCGTGCCCGACGGAGGACACGATCAAGGCGGACACGCTCGAGAGTCTTCGCAGGCAGCTCCCCGAGGGGCTGGTCTGCACCGCTCGCCACCCAGACGACGACCCGGTGATCGTTGAGGTCTGGCTCTAGGTGAACTGGTTACATACCCGGCTGCTACGGTGCCGGTATTGGTTGTGCCACCCCTACTACGAGTGGAGGTGGCATTGCATTTTGAACAACTATCCTGCTCCGTGGTCGGGGTGGTAAGGAGATCCGCATGGAGCTGAAAGTCATACAGGGAGGAATGGAAGAGCCGAAGGGCGACTACATCGAATCCGTCTTTGGGGAGAAGGGTGCGCTGGCGCGACTCATCCCGAACTACAACCCTCGTCCGAGCCAGGTGGCGCTGTCTCGGGCCATCGACCGTGCAATCCGAGAGGAAAAGCACGTCATCGCCGAGGGCCCGACGGGAACCGGCAAGAGCTTTGCCTACTCGGTTCCGGCCGCCTTCCACGCCGCCTTCCGTGGCAAGCGGGTCTGTATCGTGACCAGCAACAAGACGCTGCAGTCGCAGATCTACAAGAAGGACCTGAAGATGCTGCAGGAAGCAGTCAGCTGGCCCTTCAAGTTTGCGCTGCGGAAGGGCATCAAGAGCTACCTCTGCAATCGCAACCTCGAGGCGAAGGACTACAAGAAGATCCTCTCCGAGGCAAAGCGGAAGGTGAAGTTCGAGACGAAGAACCTGGAGGACCTCAAAGAGTACTTGCCGAAGGATGAGATCGAGCGTCGCCAGGACGACATTCGGTACAACGAGAGGCTCATCGAGGAGGTACATGCAACGCTGGCCTGGGCGGACACGACAACCGATGGAGACTCAGAGGAAATCGTTGGCATGCCTCCTAGCCGTCGAGTATGGAACGCCTTCTCTACGGATAGCGATGCGTGCGACGGGGCCTACTGTGAATTCTCGGAGAACTGTTTCCCCCGGGCGGCCAAGCAGTACTCCGAGGATGCCAACATCATTGTGACCAACTACTGGCTGTTCTATCTCCACGTCAGGAATTCGAAGGACGGCCAGCAAAGCCCCATCCTTCCTCCGGTCGACGTTGTGATCTTTGACGAAGCGCACAACGCCGCCGAGATTGCGATGGGCTTCTGGGGGATGGATCTGTCGATTTGGTCCATTCGCAATGCACTCTCAGGGCTTCGGAAGATCGACCTTAACCGCTACGCCGGTGACGCCGAGGTCCTGTGGAGGAAGTGCAATGATGCCGCAGACAGGCTCTGGCTTGACATCGAGCAAAGGGAGAAGCAGCGGGACCGTCGAATTCGCCCAAGGTACCCGATCGACTCCAAGAGGCTCGAAGACCTGATGGAGGACGCGGAGATCATCTATGCAGGCGTTGGCCGCGCCCTTGATCCTGGCAAGGACAGCAAGGATGACGAAGCCAAGGCCCAGGCAAAGAAGTTCTACAAGCGGGCGGACAAGTGCAAAGACATCCGCAGCAAGCTAACGAACTTCAGGACCATGCCTCTTGCATCAGAGAACCGCTGGAAGAGGCAGGTCTACTACGTGGAGCGGGAGGAAGGGCAAAAGACCCCGAAGCTCATGTCGAAGACCCTGTTCGTTGGGCAGCACCTCCACCACAAGCTGTTCAAGCCCTTCAGTACCGTTGTGCAGACATCGGCGACGATCGCCATTGGAGGCGACGGCGATCCCTTCTCGCACATCAAGGAGGAGATGGGGATGATGGGGCTCGACCCTATCGAGCTCGCCGTAGAGTCTCCGTTCAGATGGAAGGAGCAATCTCTTTTGGTCATCCCCGGCCAGGATGTGATGCCGTCTCTCACAAAGGTCATGGACATTGACCGCAAGAAGGAGCCCGAGAAGAGAAAGAAGGCAGAGGAAGACTGGGACAGTGCACTGGGTCCTGCGGTCGAGAAGATCGTTCGTATGGTTGGCGGTCGGACGATGGTTCTCTTCACGGCGAAGAGCAGGCTGCGGATGGTACGAGACCACCTGGCCGGCGTCGATCTTCCGTTCAACGTCTACGCCCAGAGGGACTCCGCTCACAACGAGGTGAAGAATCAGTTCATCGAGGACAGAACCTCCGTGCTCCTGGGAACCAAGCGGTTCTCGGAGGGTATCGATGTTCAAGGGGAGTCGTGCACCTGCGTCATCATTGACCGACTCCCCTTCGAGCAACCAAACGACCCGGTGATGCTGGCAATCGGCGAGCTCCGGGCTGAAGAAGACAACGTGAGCTACAGCAAAGGGGGGCTCATCGCATTCCGCGAGTACTCCGTGCCGAAGGCAATCATCAGCTTCAAGCAGCGGCTGGGACGGCTCATCCGAACGGTTGATGACTGTGGCGTTGTCGTTGTGCTCGACGACAGGCTGGAGACAAAGCACTACAAGCACCGCTTCATTCGGTCCATCCCAGACGTTCGCAGGACGCGCGACATCGACCAGATTGTCCCATTCTTGAAGAGTGTCGGGGCTTTATAGCAGGCATAAGGTCTCCTAGAAGGAGGTTCCCCATGCGCCCAACAGATTGTCGCGATCCCCATTTCTGGGAGATTGCGCAGGGAGATTGTGAGTTCGCTTCCTGGCTCAAGAAGGTCGACGACCTGTGTCTGAGGATTCTTGATCAGGACTTGCTATCGGTGCCGAGATATTCGTACACCGAGTCGGAGGTGAGAGACGCATTTGCAAGCGGTATGAGGGCCGAGCAGTTCGTGGCCCACATCATCGATGCGATGAAGGTAGACAGCGGGATCGACCTGATCGACAGGTTCGTGGCCAGGCAGATCAAATGGGGTTGCGTGCCCTACGAGATCGATGAATAACCATGCGGGCTCGCCCGCCAACAAGGGGGCCATCGAGCCCCCTTTTTTGCAAGGAGATAGGGATGGATCAGTTCAATGGAGTGATGGTGTTTTCGGCAACGAAAGCAAGAGACAGGGATGAGTTGGGTGAAAAGATCACCGACTGGCTTAGGGCCAACCCAAAGGCAGAGGTGATCGACAAGGCAATCACGCAGAGCTCAGACAACGAGTTCCACTGCCTCACGATTACCCTGTTCTACAAGGAGACGGTTGGTGCCCAGCGACCAGGCAGGAGGTAACGTCTGCGCCTGCGGCGATGGACACTACTGCGAGTCCGAAGTCAAGGAGCTGCTCGAGCTGCTCTGGCGTCTCATCGGAAAGACCGATTTTGAAACGTCCAAGCAGATCGACGACCTCCTGAGAAAGTATGACTCGCATTACCATACTCGTCGTGTGCGAGAATCCGGCAATCATGCCAGTTAAGCACGGTCCCAAAAACGTCCCAGGTCAGGTTACAGTTGACCTCACATGCCTCGAGCCCGGTTGCAATCAAGAAGCGATGCCGGGGAAGGCGATGTGCAGAGACCACGAGCCAACGGACGAAATGCCCGCGGCTCCTCCCAGAGGAGACGACGAGGATTGACGTGCTCGTCGTCCAGACCCAGGACATAGCTATGACGAAAATGGAAGCTGTAGACATCTTCGCTAGGCGATGGAAAGAGGCAAAGGCCTCGGGCAAGACCATCATTGCCTTCGAGAAGGACAAGTGGGAACTCGTCGATCTCCTGATCGAAGAGGCGCAGCGCGCTCAAGAGATTCGACTCAATCTCATCGGTGCCGTTGCCAAGCTCAAGAGCCTTGACGACGCATCGGATGTGAGAGAAGAATCATCCCTTCATGAGGGGGATGTCCATCAGAGGGCAGGTGATCAGCCTGCTTCGCGCGCAGCCTGACGCGATGTCGGCGGCAGAGATAGCGGAGTGCCTTGGCACCGAGCTCCCTGCCGTCGAGGCCGAGTTGACTTCGTTGTACAATGGGAGTGCCGTCGAGGTCCGACGTGGCGAGGTGACGGTCTACAGGATTCCAGGAGGAGACAATGAGCAACTCTCACAGCTACCCATTCCAGCAGCCGTCATTCAGAGCACAGGCTTTGAAGGTGGTCGACGGGGACACGGCCGACCTGTTCGTGGACACAGGCTTCCGGGGCTACCACCTCTTCAGGTTCCGGTTCCTGGGCATCGATACACCGGAGCTGAACAGTAAAGACGAAGAAGAGCGTGCCCAGGCCAATGAGGCAAAGGAGCTGGTAAAAGAGCTTCTCGACTGTTTCGAAAAGACCATGATGGTCAACCTTGGACACTGGCCGCTACGCATCGAGACCGCCAAGGACCCCGACAACTTTGGCCGGTGGCTGGCTCGCATCTATTTCATGGACGGCGAGGAGGAGAAGGGCGTCAATGCCGTTCTGCTCGAGCAGGGTCTCGCCAAACCCTACGAGCGCTAAAGTCCGCACAGCGGGTCGTCTTTCTGGCACTGCATCTCGACCCTCTGCTGCTGATACATCTGCGCCTTGTCTAGCTCTTGCGGGACAGGGCGCTTGGCTTTTTTGGCCGGAGGCTCATCGGGGATGGCCGGCAGAAACGCCGCAGGCTCAGACGGCCTTGCGTCGGCGACAACATCGTTGTGCTCGGGATTCTCGTCTGGTTCAAGGATTCCATCGCCATCACTGTCTGGGCCGACGAGGGCCATCGGCGATCCCATCTTAGTCATGATGTCGATGTAGGCCTCGAGGCGGACGATCCGCTTCTGGCTATCCTCGAGGAGCTCCTGGAGCTCGGCGACAGCGGGGGCAAGGGTCTCGTACCCAACCTCCGACTTCTTGCTCGCTTCGGCAGCACGCGCCTTGAGGTCGAAGTAGGTGCCCACGACGGTGGCTACAGCACCAGCCGACGGGCCAGCAATACTGATGACAATGAGCAGCCTACGTGCCCACAGCGGCAGCTTTTGCAGTCGTTCCCCCATTGTCAAAATGGTAAGGCAACGGACCGATAATCGGAACCCCTCTATGTTGTAGGAGGAAATTCACACCCGGTATGATTTGCTCACACCGAGGGCGGGGAAACACATGACATACGAAGAGATTGAGTCGCTCCTGAAGGAGCATGGTCAACATCGCATCATTGAGCGGCTGAGGGTCGCTGTGGGAGAGGAGGCTGGTGAGATTACAAAGGAGGGCGACCAGCTCCGTTTGGCCCAGGCCCGGGAATACTATGCCGAGGATATCTCGGAGTGGCTCACGGGAAACAAGGGGCTCGAGCCGGATCCGCGAACGCTGCTCGATCACAGATCTCGCTACGTCGAGAGTTGGGCCTTCGCGGAGATCATTCGTCCGTTCTATGCGCCGGACGATCCAGAAGAAGAGGAACCGGAGGAGATGCCCATCGGAGACCAAGTACTGCTTCGCATCTGCGATGCCAACAGCCAGCTTGGGCTTGCCCTTGTGGGCTCGTCTCAGCGCATCGAGGTTTTGAGCAAGGCAGCGTCGGCGACCCTCATCGTCGACAGGATCAAGGAGGCCCTGGATTCCGCCGGGGCCCCTGTCTACAACGAGCTCGGCAACCGCAAGCTCGAGGTATGGGAACGCGTTGAAGCGATCCTGGTGAAACTGAAGGAGATGGAAGATGGACGATAAGCTGAAGCAAGCAAAAGCCGACGTAATGACGACGGCCAAGAACCTGGTGTGGGCGTGCGAACGTCATCATCAAGGATTCCACGGCGACGATGCCGGTCACTGGCGAGAGTGCTCCAAGGGGATCTGCGGATCGATGGAGTACATGCTGGCCCAAGTTGGCCTCGACAAGGAGCTCAAGCCGACGGAGCGCGTGCCATGAGCAACAAAGAGCACCCGATGTCGAAGATCGCCGGGTCGGTTGAACCGGCCGAGGTGAAGGCGGAAGACCCGGACAGCCTCTACTCGGGTCGGCCGAACTACTGGAACAAGCGCCAGCAGCAAACTGGCATGGAGAAGAAGCACGAGCAGTGGGTCATGGCCACGCTCAATTTCCTGCAGGAGATGCAGATCCCCTTCTACACCCGCGACCAGTATGGAACCCGCCTGCCGAAGCAGGACAAGGAGATCCCTGAGCGGCTCAGGCTCATGCAGGAGAAGTACTGGGAGCTCGAGCGACAGGCCCGCAACGACCGGACAGCTAGGTACGACGCCGAGGCCAGGACGAGGCGGCTCAGCTCGAAGCTGGTGGCCGCCACGGACCTCCTGGTTGAGCTGTGGCAGGGGATGGAGAAGCTGGGCTCCCAGGAATGGGAGGACGCCAAAATCAAGCTCCAGGCCCACCTCGAGGACGAGAGGCCGCAGCTTTTCAAAGAGGAGAAGACCGATGGCGAATGAAGAACCCCATGTCTGTGAATCGTGCGGCCTGGCTGACTGGAGTGAGAGGCAGGATAAGCACCTCACGCCCCAGGACTGCATCCGGGCTTTGCGGAAGGCGATGCTGAGACAGCGCACGTCCGCGGAGCAACTTGGGATGGACCTTTCGATCCACTTCCTCAGGGCCCTCGAGGAGCTGTCCCTGGATCCAGAGGTTGGGGTCAGCTATCACGTCTTCGACCCCGAGAGCGGGAAGAGGCTGCAGGTCCCCGGACAGCAGGTCTCTGGGGTCTTTGCAGCCCTGCTGAAAAAGTATCGGGAGGTAGCCGACTTCTCGCCGCATGAGCGGGAGAAGGAAGTCACTGCCTACTGGGCCAGCGTGGCCGGCCGCCTCGCCGGCCTTCTGATGAGGGTCTCCGAGAAGTACGAGCTCGACGACGTCGACAAGACAGAAGCCAAGGAACTCATCCAGAAGATTGAGCAGACCCGCTTTGTGGCAGGTCAACCCGATCTTGCGGATTCGTGATCTCGCCGGCGTTGATGGCCTTCATAGTCTTCATCGCCCAGGCGTAGGCCTTCTGCTTGCTCCACATCCACGCATAGGCTGAGCCGCCAAATGTGTCGGCCAGCCAGCGTGCCCAGCCCTCCATCTCGCTCTCGGAGAACGGACCATTGAGCTCGTAGTGGACGAGCATGGACTGGGTGTAGCCCTCACGCTCGAACTTGGCCCGGAACGTCCACCGAACGGGCAGGATGAGTAGGTAGAAGATCGCCATGATGAGGTGGTTGAGGGGCCACGCCCATCGGCCAAACGGGAAACAGTGGAACTGCCGGATGTGCTTCTTCTCGTGGCGGAGAGTCTTGTACTTCTCGTCCGGGCTCTTCTTGTCCCACGAGGGGCCAACGTACATCGTCGAGAAGACGGTCGTTGTGAATGTCTCGTAGCTCTGTCCCGTGATCTTCTTCAGCACGAAGAAGATGGGGGCAAGCCATGAGCTGTCCCTTTTCTTTACCCCGAAGCGCGGGAACTCACGCTTCACCTTGTCTGTGAGCAGCTGATATCTGTCGGCCATGAAAAAACGCCCTCCCTACGCCAATGATGGCATAAGAAGGGCGTAAAGGAATATCGCGAAGGATTACGCGATGGTTCCGTTGCCAACGCGCTGGGTCCAGCCGTTGGTGGTGACCCAGATGAGGACAGCGTATTCGTCCTCAGCATCGAAGGTCAGGGTGGTGCCGTCGGCGAACGTGGTGGGGGTGATCACAACGCTGTTCACGCCGGCAGCCAGGCTGCGGAGCTGGAGGCGAATCGCTTCACCCGGAATGGTGCCGTCGGCCAGGGTCATCGCCTGGGCATCGACAGTGCCATCGATCATTGCGATCGAGTCGGTGGGAGCAATCGCGCCAGCGGCGTTGTACTCGTTGAAATCGCCACCTGCGAGCAGGGCGGCAAGGACTTTCTCCGCGCGGACGCGGGGAACAGGATTACGGACTTCTTTCAGGGTCAGGCTCATGGGTTCTCCTTTTGAGTTACACAGCAGAATTTCACTGCAGCCAAGGCCCAATTATCAGGGCGAGCTTGGATGCCGTCAACTAGGAGGCAGGATGGAAAACGACAGGGATAGGGCCAAACGGGAGGCGCAGACACAGATGCAGAGAGCTGCAATGTTCTGGGCCGCCTACAGGCGGTCTGCCGAGCGCATTCGGTATTCGTGCCTGCTCAAGTCGAGGGCGCTCTACATGACGGCTCTCGAGCTCAGCAGGCCGGAGCCAAGGGGAAGGCTGCTTAGGTGGTACCAGGACATTGTTGACGCGATGACAGACCTGAGGCTCTGCGAGGAGTCAAACATGGACTCCATCGAAGAGACGGCTCGTGGCGCCGAGATGATGGCTCGAATTTGGTACGAGGAAGCAGATGGCAACATCAACAGCACTGAAGATCTATCCCCATTCACAAGCAGGTTCGGCGATGTCTAGCAAGACCGGCATTGAGTGGACGGACTGCACTTGGAATCCCCTGCGAGGCTGCGCACGGGTCTCGGAGGGATGCCGCTTCTGCTACGCGGAGAAGATGGCGGCTCGGTTCAACAAGCCGGGGCAACCCTTCGAGGGCGTCGCGAAGATGACCAAGAGGGGTGCCCGCTGGACGGGGAGGGTCATTCCGCAGCCACACAAGCTTGCCGAACCGCTTCACTGGGGAGCTCCTCGCCGAGTCTTTGTGAACAGCATGTCGGACCTCTTCCACGAGGATGTTCCCTACGACTTCATTCGGGATGTCTTTGGGGTGATGGCGATGGCAAAGCGGCACCAGTTCCAAGTTCTCACCAAGAGGGGAAAGAACATGGAGCAGTGGTTCAAGAGCACGGCCGCAGTTGCAGCGAGGGAGTACTCGCGCTCCTGTGGAATGGAGTGGCCCCTCCCCAACGTCTGGCTTGGCGTCAGTGTTGAGGACCAGGACGCCGCGGACGAGAGAGTTCCATCTCTCATCGCGGTCCCGGCGGCCGTGAAGTTTATCTCAGCTGAGCCCCTGATTGGGCATCTTGACCTGACTGTTGTAACCTGCCCGATCTACCACAGCGGTGGACAGGGAGAGCCAGGAGAGTGCCCGATCTGCGAAGACCCATATCACTCAACCCGTTGCGCCAATGGGTACCTGAACGCCCTCGAGGAAGGTGTTGATTGGGTTATCGTTGGGTGTGAGACTGGCCCGCGCTCTCAGGTTCGAAAGATGGAGATGCGTTGGGTTCGAGAATTGCGGGACAAATGCGAGCTTCATGACATCCCGTTTTTCTTCAAGCAAAGCAAAGACGAGAAGGGGAAAACCGTCTCTCTTCCCGTTCTCGATGGACGACAACACACGGAGTGGCCTAGATGACAGATGAAGAGGAAACAGAGATCCAGGAGGAAGAAGAGAAGCCAGAGGTGATGCCTTGGCATGTCATCGACCCAAAGCTCCAAGCGCTGATCGACCGCGGCCGTGCAGCACGCATGGCAGGAGAGGACATGGAAGAGAGGTTGTACGAACTGGTCGAGACTCTCAGGGAGGAATACCCAGAACACGAAGACACACTCAGAAGACAACTCGAGGGACAGAGGGCGCGACTACTGTCTGAAAAAGAAGAAAAGAAGCGCAGGGAGGCAATGGCCCTGGGCTCAGGAGGTGAAGGCAATGAGCGAGACAAAGGAAGCGAAGTTCAAGGAGGCGTTTCTCCAGTACCAGGAGAGCTGCGCGGAGGTAACGGACGCCCGCCGGGAGTTCCTGGAGATCTCCCAGGAGGCAAAGGCGAAGCTAGCGCGAGTGCCGCTGGCCCCAGCGGGGAGGGGAATCGAGAGCTGGGATCCGACGGAGGCGATGGAGGCGTCGAGGATTCTGAAGAAGTGGGGGGAGTCGCACACACGACTCGGGCAAGCGCTGGTTCGGCAGGCCGATAGCCTGCAGAGAACGGCGGGAGAGGCGACAGCACTCGTCGAAGAGGCCAGGGGAGAGGTGGCCAATGTCTGAGTTCAAGTACCTCTGCTTCGAAGGCGTGGACGGAAGCGGAAAGAGCACGCTCTGCCAGAACCTGGCGACTGAACTCGGGTACTGCCATCAAACCCGCTTCCCTTCCGACGGGACAGTGGGGAGACTGATCCGCGACTATCTCACAGGCGCCCAGGAGCTTGAGAACATCAAGGGGATGCTCTACCTCTTCGCGGCCGACGGTCACATGCAGGACCCCCACCTGCGGAAGACCCTCGAGGATCGCCACGTCATCTGCGACAGGCACCCCGTTCTGTCTGGGCGGGTCTTCCAGCTCGAGCACCACGACCGCGGCCACGTCTATGCCGTCTACGACACCGTGGAGCTCCTGGTGCCCGACATCCTGTTCCTGGTCGATGTTCCCCCGGAGGTGACGATCGAGCGCTGCAGGGGTCGGGACAAGTACAAGGACGTGGTCTACGAGGACGAGAGCCTGGACCTGCTCAACACGCGCCGCGTGCGCTACATGCGGATGACCGAGGAGTCAGTCTCGAAGGGCTGGGCAAAGCAGTCCTTCGTTCTCGATGGCACGTTGCCCCAGGAGGAGCTCGTCGAGGAAGTCATCGCGCTAGCGGAGCTCAGATGAGAGCGCCTAGCGTGCTCGAGGGCAACCGGCCTAAGAAGACCTGGCGTCGACGTTGGCCATTGAATTCAATGGGGAATGCAGCAGCAAGCCTAATGGCGATCGGGCTGTTCGCCCTGTTGCTGCTTTGTCGATGTTGACAGTCTGATCTTTTGGGTGGTACCCACAAGTCATGTCAGGATCAAACCATTCGGATGGTGGGACCAAGGAACCAGTCAAGAACCTCCATATCGAGGTCCCCGAGAGCTTTCACATGCGGCTCAAGATGCTCTGCGTCATGCAGAGGAGCTCGCTGAAGGACTACGCGCTCGAGGCGCTCGAGGAGAAGGTTCGGCGCGACGAAGAGGGCATGAGGAAGGGCTGATGGCCTGCTCACGCTGTGGCTCGGACCGGCTCTACCAGTTCGAAGCTTCGAAAGGGGTTCAGGTTCGCGCGGCCGCACTCCCCCTGGTGTGCCGGAGGTGCGGACAGATCACCGTCGACGGAAAGCCGCTGAGCCTTCCCAGCGAGATGGAGGCCCAGGCTGTTCAGATGGCAGAGGCCGCCGAGCTTGCGGGAAAGGAGGCGCGCAAGGAGCTCGAGGACGAGGATCCGAAGGCAATGCGGATCGAGAAGTACTTCGCCAACGTCTATGAGCGCGGGTACCTCGACGGCTTTTTCAGGTGCCTTGCCTTCTACCAGCACCATGCCAAGGAAGGGAGAATCCGAAGGATGCGTGAGCTCTGGAGCGAGGCTGTCGAAGTCGCCGACCGGCGGCCAGGCAAGCACGATCTGCGCGGGGTCTTGCTTCCGGTCGAGGCGTATACTGAGTTCGAGAAGCTGCTCACACTCAGCGTCGCACCGGAGAAGCCGAATGCCCAAGATCCTCAGAACTAACATCCGCCCCCTGAAGAAAGTTCTTCACGACTGCCGCGACGAGCAAGGACAGCCAGCAAAGCGCTACGCCCCGTCGAATACGCTTTGCCGCACCTGCAACACCCAGATCGTCTACGTCTGGACGAACGAACCAAAACAACCAGTCAAACCAAGCAACCGAAGAAGAAGACCAAGGAGAATCTGAAATGGCAGTCGAAACTGTGACGCGAACGATCTGCGATCGATGCAAGAGTGTGTTCGAGGAGATTGGCGACGCCAGCTCCAGCGATGAGCGCAATGGCAAGCCCCTGCTCTACATCGAGGCAAAGGGCGAGGAGCCCATCAAGTTCGATGACCTTTGCACCAAGTGCGAAGAGCGCATCTTCTCAACCCTGCTCAAGCAGATCCGCCTCGACAAGGACGAGAAGGAGCAGGAGAAGAAGGCCCAGCCCAGCAAGGCCAAGGCGGACAAGGCTGAAAAGAAGGCCAAGCAGAAGAACCCCTCGGCGGATTCCGCCGGCGATGAAGCGATCACCTGAGAAGGAGACCCCAATGGATGAAGACGAAATGATGAATGGACCCGGCGACGAAGACGACGAAGACTACGGCGGAGACGACGATTTCTTTACCGACGGAGCCGAGAGCGACGGTCACGACGATGGTGACGACGGAGGAGGCTCCGACGACTACGATTCGCCGGGCGACGATTCTTAATGCCAGCCTGATGGCATACAAGAATGGCACTGGGCCCAACGAGGCTCAGGCCGGAGGGGCGCAACGTCGCCCCTCTTTTTTTTTAGCTGGGTGTTGACACTCACACGGAGTATGAGCGAGTATGAGCGGCATGACAGACAGGAAACTCCTGGGGCTTCCCTTTAGCGGCGACGGAGACGCAGAGCTCAGCGCCGAAGCAAAGGCCGATGCCAAGGAGCAGAAGAAGGAGCTCGAGGGATTCGGGCTCAAGGTCACAGGGATTCATCTGATCGGAGAAGGGGCCCCACTGCGCTTCTTCATCGAGTTCCCCAAGAATGAGCCCTCCTACAAGATTCGCGGGGCTCTTACCGCACACAACTACGACGTCGGCCAGCAGATGGGGGAGAAGATTCTTCGATTCTATGCGTCACGTCGGGCAGTGCGAGGAGAGGGGTGGCAAGTATGAACCGCAAGAAATTTCAAGAGGCCGTCGAGTACAACCAGAAGCAGTGGGATGCCGGCAAGGTTTCCATGGAGCACTACACGGCTCTCGTCTACAGCTACCAGTTGCAGCGCGACGACTTGGAGGACGACGGCCAGGGCGGCCCCTTGACCCTGAGTTCTCTGGATGAGCTCATGGTTCTCGACAATCCGCCGGTGGACAACGGAGGCAATGTTGCCTTCCCGAACTGGGATGGACCGCTGGAGAAGCAGCCTAGGAACCGGAATGAACTCTACGCCATGTTCGGCGATCCTGGTCATTCGGCCGCGGACAAAGACTGGGCGAAGAAGAACATCGTCCATTGTCACGAGAGCCTTGGGACCAGACTTCCTGGTGTCCCGAAGAAGTGGTGGGTTGCCGTTCACAGGGCCGTCGAGCCGTACCTGCGAGAGGCTTTGAGGCGAGTCCAGATTGCCTGCCCAGACTACGAGATCGAGCGCATTGCCGGCTACGTCTGGCGGCCGATCCGCCACAAGGTGGGCAACCCGCTGTCGATGCACAGCTGGGGAATCGCAGTGGACATCAACCCCCACTACAACCAAGCCAAGACCTTCAAGAAGGGTGAAGGCCCGGTCGCCTGGTCGGAGGAGTACTACAAGATCTGGCCGAAGGGTAAGACGGTCCCGCCGGAGCTCGTCCAGGCCTTCTCGAGCTGCGGCTTCGCCTGGGGCTCTGACTGGGACGAGGATGGCATCTCCCACGACCACACCTTCTACGACCCGATGCACTTTGAGTTCCTCGCGAGGGACGGAAACGCGAACGGGGTATGAGCCGGAATCGCTCATCGATCGATGGAGGCTACGTCCGCAAGACGGTGAGCCTTCCCGCCGAGCTCGTGAAGCGTAGCGATGCGCTGCTCGAGCATGACCCGGAGCTGAGCATGTCTGTTCTCGTCACGAGGGCGCTCGAGGCTCATGTCTCCAAGCAGGAAAAGAAGAGGACCAAGTAGATGCCGCTGTACGATTTTGAGTGCCCCCATGGCCACCGCTTCGAGCGGCAGTGCCTCATCGCAGAGCGCAATGAAGAGGTGCCCTGCGAGGGCCAGGTGAACCAGCTTGCCAGTGACGAGGAGCGTGAGGAATTCAAGCGCCTCGTCGAGGAGAGCGAGCCCGTGATCATGGACGGCGTCGAGCTCAAGATGGTCCCACTGGAATACCCGGAGGGAGAGGCTCCAGACGACTCGGCTGCGGTCGTAGTCAAGGTGGTGCCTTGCATGCTGAAGGCGAAGCTCGTCGTTGGAACGCACAACAACCCAAGGAACATCCTGGACCACGGTCTAGGTCGAAACAGGGACGCAGCGCGGGAAGGGCGCTACGACCCACTGAACCCGAACACCCGCTTCTTATCGAAGGGGAGAGGATGGAGAAAATGAGCCAAAAACCACACCTACCCATGCCGCAGCCTGCCCCCGTCATCCGTGAAAACGGAGATGCTGTCGTAGAGCTGAGGCAGAATGGGGAACTCGTCGGCGAGATCAACTTCAGCGCCATCATCGGCAACTGGTTCGACAAGATGGGCTGGGGCAACAACCGACGACACCTCAAGAGCGTCTGATGGAAAAGTACGGAGTCGAAGACAAGAAGCTGCTCCAGGAGCAAGAGCTCCGCGAGGTGAAGGCGCGCTTGCGCGAGGTCAGGTCGACCTTGGACAAGACTGCTGAGCCAACACCCGAGCTCAAGGAGCTCGAGCAGCGAGAGCATGAGCTCACGGTCGAGCTTCGCTCGTACACCGGAGGGTCTGACGACCAGTAATACCCAACAGGCATAAGGCTTTTGTCACCAGATGGGGCGCCCGTGATAGTGCCGGCGACCATCTTCAATCTGTGGCGTGCCAGGAGAACCTGGCAACAGAAAGGAAGCGACGATGAGCGTAGAGAATTTCTCCTTTGGAGACGACATTGAGGTAATCGATGCGGGCGAAGCCCAGGTCGATTGGATAAAGCTGCTGGTGTACGGCGCACCCGGCTCGGGCAAGACGAACTTGCTTTCAACGCTGCCGGACCCGTTGGTGGTCCTTCTCACCGAGAAGCACGGTGCGATGACCGTCAAACGCGTGAACCCGAATGCGAAGATCATCTTCATCGAGGACAAGAAGAAGATCGTCAACGGGAAGGTCCAGGTCATCAAGAAGGCGGCTGATGTCCTTTACGAGGTGCTCGAGCGCCTTGGGACAGAGGAGCATCCATTTGTGTCTGTGGCGCTGGACTCTCTCACCGACATGCAGCAGATTCTCCTGAGCGACATGAAGGGCGGCAAGCCTGGCGCCCAGGTTTCGCTCCAGGAATGGGGCAAGCTCATCGACAAGACCAAGCACCTGGTCGTCCAGCTTCGAAACCTGAACATGCACGTCGGCGTCATCTGTCTGTCCGACGAGGTCCAGGACAACAACCAGCGGCTCATCTTCCGCCCTCAGCTGGCTGGCAAGAAACTGCCGTCGAGCCTGGTGCAGTACTTCAACCTGTGCTGCTTCCAGCGCAAACAGCGCGATCCGAGTGCGGTCGGAGGTGCGGTGTACGAGTCGGTGTTCGACGCCGGCGACGAGTACTACACGAAAACCCATCCGGCCCTCGAGCCCGTTGAGCCGCCGACAGCGCGCGGATTGGTGGACAAGATCGCCCAGTACGCAAAGACTCACGACGAGGGCGACATGCCCACGCAGAGCGCTCCCATCAGCTCTGTCGCGCAGGAGAAGAATGCCAAGGCTGCAGCCGCGGCAAGGTTGGACAACCCAGACATCAAGAGCCTCCTCGAGCAGCTTCACTGGCCGGAGGCAAAGGTCAACGCCGAGCTCGCAAAACATCCAAGCGACGAGTCACTGATCGCTTCGTTAAAGAGCAAGGTCGAGACGGTGAACAAGATCCTCGAGGACGAGGACATCAAGTCTTTGTTCGACCAGCTCGATGCGAATCAGAAGAAGCGTATCGCGACCATTCGCGAGCACGGTGGCAACAAAGACAAGATCGTCGCGATCCTGAAGAAGGCTGTCGCGAAGAAAGGTGGCAAGTAGATGAAGTACATCAAGGTGCTCGGCGAAGAACTCGCCATCAAGATGTCTCACTCTTTCGCCAACAATGCGGCTTGCCCGCTCTACCTCAAGCTTCACTACGTGGACAAGGTGGACGAGCGGTATGTTCGGGTGGCCGCTGAGCGCGGGAAGGGTCTCCATGACGCGCTGTCGAGCCTGATCCACACCTGCAGGACGGAAGAGATTCAGCCATGCGACCTGGAGCTCGAGCAGCTATCGGAGGCGGTTGCGGAGTGCACTCCCCAGGTTGTCGTGAGCGAGGTCGGGACAATCATGGAGTGGGTGAAGCTCTGGGCCTCGCGGTGGAAGATTTCCAAGCACTACTACGGCCACGAGGAGAAGCTGGCTCTCGATGATGAGTTCGAAGAGTGTGACTGGTCGGATGCTTCCTACCGAGGGATCCTCGATGTCATCGACATCAACGGAACGCACTGCACCGTAACCGACTGGAAGAGCCAGCCACACATCATCTCCAGGACGGACCTCGACAATCCGCTGGCCTATGGCGTGCCGGAGCAGCTCACCAACTATTGCTGGCTTGCATCGAAGGTCTACCCGTACCTCGAGACGTTCTCGGCTCGGATCTTCTACAACCGCTACGGCTTCTACGACGAGACCAAGCGAACCCCGGAGGACCTGGATCTGTTCGAGCAGGCCCTTCTCATCAAGGAGGAGAAGATCTCCGAGATCGACAGCTGGGATCCAATCCCGGGCAAGCACTGCCAGTACTGCGACTTCATCCATATGTGCCCTCTGGCGAACGACCTGTCCATCGAGAACAACCAGATCATCAGCCAGGAGCAGGCTGTTCAGGCTGCCCAGCGGATCACGGTAATGGACTCCCTCTCGAAGGGCCTCAAGGAGAAGCTGAAGGACTACGTCGACGCCAACGACGAGGTCCGGATCGGAGAGAATTGGGTCTACGGCTTTTGCAAGAAGGAGTCGCGAACCTGGCCGGCAGACAAGGTTCAGGAGGTTCTCGAAGAGTTTGAGGGCCACTCCCTGGGGGATATCGCAAACGTCGATTCCCGTAAGATGCAGAAACTGCTAAAACAGGTGGAGAAAGAAAATCCACTCCTCGCAGATGCCCTGAGGGAAGTGGAGGAGACGAAGCGGTACACTCGCTTCGAGGGCTACCAGCAGAAGCCTGACAAGTAGGGAGAAGACAGATGCCAACACGAAAAGAAATGCTGTTCAACGCGAAGAAAAAGGCGCCGGACTCCACCGTCATTCCGTCGACGATTCGCTTCAAGCTCAACAAGAAGAAGGGTCTACTCGATCCTCTCCAGCCACACGAGAAGATGCTCTGCGCCCTGCGCAAGGCCTTGGCTGACATGAGCGATGGCGACCAGCGCGGATGCCGCTACTTCATTGCGAACGGCAAGGTGCAGATGCTCAAGATGCCGACCACAACGGCTGGCAAGAAGGGCGAGGCGCAGAGCTACAACGCTCGGGGCCGCTGTCGTGTTGGCGTCTGTCATCCCGACGACAAGTCGTCCTCTATCATCGTGGAGTTCAGCATCAGCTATCGCGACATCGTCGACGATCGCGGCCTGGCGGATGTCGAGTACTTCGACCCGACCACGATCGACATGCTGCCCAAGAATACGCCTCTCGACCTTTCCGGTTTGAGTTAGCAAGACACACTCGCTACAGGTTGAATTGTTGCTGCGTTAGGTGGACGCGCAGCTGGGAACCTCCGCCTATGGCGGGAAGGGGTGCAGGAACCCTGTGTCTTGTCGAGCCTCTCCCGTCCTGTTCGGGGGAGGCTCATTTTTTTTAGGGCATAAGGAGGATAGGAAACACACCAACTAGAAGGAGTCTGCTATGGCAGAAAATGCACTCGTTCCACTGAGGGGCGATATCTCTGCTCCTGGGCCACGAGCAGAGAGAAGAGCTTGCATCGACGAAGAAGATGCGGTGCCAAGGCCGGCCGTGGAGATCGTGTCCGACAAAGAGCTCCGCTATGAGGAGCAGGTCAAACCCAAGGCCAAGGCACCGGAGACGTTTTTCAAGAAGGCTCCCGAGGGAGTTCCCAAGTTCCCTGGCGCCGAGGTGAGCTGCGAGACGCTACTAGGCTTCCTGGCGGCGGCAGAGCTCATTCTTCCCGAAGGGGCAAATACGCCGATCCTCTCGAGCTCGAAGGTGACATATCGAGGCGGCGATGCCTCGAGGCTGTACCTCGAATCCTCGAGCCTCGACATCTGGACTCTTGTGGCCATCGAGGCCCGCCCGAGCTCGAGCGCAGGGTTCATTGCAATGATGCCGCTGAGGCATGCCAAGAACGCTGTGAATGCGATGCGGCTCAACTACAAGAGCGTAGCGGTTGGCCTGAACGACGACAAGCTCTGTCTGGGGCCAACGCTTGTTCCCTATGGAGGACGCGTCGAAGACTTTCCCGAGCAGCCCGTGCTCAGGGACTGGGAGGCAAGAGCGGCAATGCCGTCGTTCTATGCGAAGGAGATCTGCTCAAGGGTGATGCCGGCCCAGTCACGAAGCGAAGACCCAAAGGACGAGGAGCTCAAAGGAGTACTCCTCGACTTTGACGTTGTTGAGTTCGAGGGACACCCGAGGGTCCTGTGTACTGCCGTAGCAACCGACGCGGGGAGGATGCACATCCTGCAGCTCCCAAGGATGCAAGTGCAGCTCAAGGATGACAGCGTTCTGCCGCCAGCGGTCATCATCCCAGACCGCCTGTTTCGCTACCTCGAGGCCGTTGGAAACGGGGAATGGGCCGCGCTCGAGCTGTCGGAGTCCCAGGTGATCGGGAGGGGCGAAGACTACATTGCTGTGGCCAATGCCACGATGCGCGGCAAGGGTGTCCGCAGCGTCATGAACTGGCGAGAGGTTGACATCGACCATCCTGGCTACTGGACGGCGGACCGCGGGGAGCTAGAAAGGCTCGCCCAGGCCGCGCTTGAATCCAGCCGAGATGGATCGGTGAGGCTCAAGATTGATGCCATGGTCGAGCGCCTCGAGCTCACAGCATGGGGAGACGGGAACAAGTTCAAGGACTGGGTCCCGGTGCGTCGGTTCGACGGTCCCCCGGCGGTTCACGTACAGATCAATGGGAGGTACTTGCTTCAGGCGATTTCCGCCTGCCAGAGCGGCCTCATAAGGCTCAGCTTCAGCCACGAGCTCGATGACCAGGACCAAACTGGCATGGTACTCCGTGGAGAGGACGAGCAATTCAAGGCAATCGTAATGCCGATCAACTAGGAGAAACAGATGAGTGACATGAGACCAGAATTCCCAAAGTGCCCTGTCTGCGACGGGGAGATGAAGAAGTCGGACATTCCGAAGTACAACATCTACACCTGCGTCGATTGCAAAGAGGTCGCGCAGCTTGTCGATGAATCGATGATGCCCATCGGCACACTGCTCGAGCGTCACAGTCTTGGCGACGACAGGGTGAAGGCAGCAATCTCTCAGCCGCATGTCGCACAGGTGACGAACTTCATCGACATCTACGAGAACATCACGAGGTTCCTGCAGATGGACCTGGCTTCAGCGGCCGGTGGTTTCCGCACCGTATTGCATATGCTGGAGAATCGGATCGACAGTGCGATCGCTTGTTTCACGGGCATGGACCTGGTCGACGATCGCGCGGCCGAGGGTCTGAACGCTCTCAGAGAGGCGCGCGAGCTTGTCTCGACGCGACCCCCTTCAGGACGAGGTGTGAAGAATGATGAACTTGTTGACGCGGCGGTATCCCCGTCCGACTGATTGCTCCCATTGCAGGATGGGTCTCCGCCGAGTGCGCCAGCTCATGCGCCTTCGGTGGAGAGACTTCCCGGTCAAGACATGGTGCCGGGTGTGCGGGATGCCGGTTCTCATCAATGTGAAGAACCACTACGAAAGCGCACTTCGATATGCCTACAGGCTCGACGACGCGATCATGGAGCACCACGATCACGAAGACGCGGGGAACTGGGGCGTGCACTGGCGTCTCGACGAAGTGCTGAGGCTCTGCTTTCCCAGTGAGCACACGGAGGACTCTTGGCCAAAGCCGCCTTGGTATCCGCATGGGCTTGCCGAGGAGCACATGGTCACCATGGCCTCGGAGGGCGATGTCTTCGTCGACAAGAGGCGGAAGGAAATGATTGACCAGGTGAATCTCCAGCCAAAGGGGAGGAGGGAGCTGGAGATGCTCGGCATGGAGGTCTGGGACGAGTCCGAGCTCGAACTCGACTTCAACGTCCTTGGGTACAGGGATCCGTTCGTTGTCGTGGAGAGACTCTTTGACGGGGCCAGGGGGACTCTGATGTTTCAGTACGAGCCGAGACTCTACTTCGAGTTCCGGGAGGATAGGGTCCTATGAAGGAGTGCGCACTTTGTAGGACCGCTCTCGAAGCCGGCCGCCCCGGGGTTGAGCTCGCGGGCGGCTTCTTCGACCCGCAGGATCCCGAGTTTTTTATCATCGACGACTCAGTGATGGTCGTCAGCTACATGCACTTGGAGTGTCTTCTCAAGACATTGACTCCTCACAGGAAGGGATCGTGATAGAGTCGAGGGGCCTTGGCTATCCAGCCGAGAGCCGGTAAAAAGAGACTTCGCAGCCGTGAGAGTCAAAAAGGAACTGAACACTAGGGGGGTCGAGAGGATCAAGGGGTTGACGAGCCGCGAGCTCGCCGACCGCTGCCCAGACCTACGTTCTGTTTTCCCGATTGCTCCTTGTGCAAACTGCGGCTGCGAATACGCCATCAACGAGCCCGGGTACATGAACTGCAGCTTCGTCGCCGCCGAGGTCAGCGAGCACACGCTCGAAGCCATCGGAGAGATGATGGGAGTCTCCAGGGAGGGGATTCGCAAAATCGAAGAGCGCGCCCTGCGGAAGTTCCGTGAGGGCATGGACAAGCTGCAAAACAATGACCGATCAGATCGACCCACGCTATGTAAACCGGGTTTGGCTCCAGGGCCGAATCACATCGACACCAACGGTGAAGTCGCTCAATTCCAGGACGCGACTCACAGCGTTTCAGATAACGCATGTCGAAAGCTGGCGTAACACCGACGGCAGCGTTCGCGAGCGCAAGAACAGAGTCTCCATCGAAGTGGTCGGCAAGGACTCTGCTGATGTTGCGGAGAAAGCAAAGCTTGGCTCCTGGGTGACCATCGTGGGGTACATCCGGTCAGAGCAAGCAAAGGGCCAAGAGTTCACGAAGGTGAGAACCTTCCAAGTAGACGTTTGGGAGAGTGAAGATGAATGGAGAAGATCGAGTAGACAAAATCCGTGACGAGGCATTCGCGGATATGGAGAGAAAAAGGCTTCCCGGTTGGGAGGCCTTTTTAGCATCGAACGAGAAAGCAAGGATTCACATAGAAGAGCAGGAGGGAAGGATCGCAGAGGCTTGCAGAGACAACGATGAAGTCCGCCTAGAGAGAGCTCTCGCTGGCTGGAGGAAGGCATGGTTTCGAGTCAATGAGGTTGTTGCTGAGGAGTACCGGCTGGCGAACAAGGACCCCTATCAGTGGGAGTGGAGGTACTTCAAATGGATGAGCAAAGTGACGTACATGCGATGCGACAGTCCCATGGGAGAGTTCTACGTCTTCCCGCGAAAGCCGCGGCGAAAGCCGAAGGTCGAGCACTGGTTCACGGCAGACGAGATGCTGGACATGATGCATCCCGCAACGGCCAAGGCCATCGAGCTCTTCGGCCAGCTTCCTGTGAGGCCGGATAGCCTCGAGGGCCCAAGGCAAGGTGAGAAGCACATGGAGATCGACCTCACCGGAGAAGAGATGAAGGTGCGGTACATTCTTCCGAAGAGGAGCTAGCACATGGTTGAGAAAGGTTTCGTTGATTCGTTGCAGAGCCAGATCCAGAAGTTGTTTCATGGCTCAGTTGTCGTGAGGCCATCGGACAACTTCTCGCTTGGCATTCCAGACCTCCTGGCCTGGATTCCAGTGACTCAGCCTGGAATGGGTCCGCCGATTGTTTGGGCGCTGGGCATCGAGGCGAAGCAGCTTCGGCCGTTGATGGAAGATCCATTCCACAAGGGGCGCAGGACGGGGAAGATGCTGAAGCACCCTTTCAGTGGGCCGCAGATCTCGATGTTGAGGAAGATGAAGGCGGCCGGTATTGATGCGTTCGGCCTTGTCAGAGTGTCGAGCGATACTGCGTTCCGGATAGAGCCCGAGGACATTCCGGCTAAGACAGGAAACTTCACGCACGAAGAGCTCGTGGAGTTCGGCAAGCCAGTGTACCGAACGAACGGGACATGGATATTTTGGGAGCAAAGCTATGATCAGCTACTTGGTTCAGGACATCGAGACGATTCCGGAGAGTGAAATTGTAGACATGTGGACGCCCAGCGAGGCGGACAAGGAGCGGTACCCGGACCGCGACCCCTTCCCACCCATTTGGTGTCACAAGGTCATCTGCATCGGGATGCTTGCGCTCGATGCGAAATTCCGCCCTCGCAAGGGCGCATGTGCAGCGGGAGGTCTCCAGGGTGGCAAGTCCGAGAAGGAGATGATCGAGAGCTGGAGCAACCTGGCTTCTGGCAAGCCGTTCGAGCAGAGCTCGCCGCTGAAGATGGTCGACTACAACGGCCGAGGCTTCGATGTCCCGGTGCTTCAGACCAGGGCCTTCCGCTATGGCGTGCAGCTGCCGTGGTACTTCGGTCTGCTGCCCGACAACAAGGGTGGCATCTCGACCTGGTCGAAGGAGTACCGCGATCGCTATGGTGGCAATCACATCGACGTCCAGGACCTCTGGACCAACAAAGGAGCCTTCCGGTATCCGCACCTCGCGAACCTCGCACGTCTGATGGGGCTTCCAGGGAAGGTTGGAATTGACGGGAGCAAGGTCCACCAGGCGTACAAAGACAAGCAGTACGTGGAAATCGACACTTACTGCATGCAGGACGTTTTCCAGACAGCCTTCATTTTTCAGCGGTTTCACTACATGAAGGGGACGCTGGACCTGGATGGCTACCGCGAGGCGGTGACCGGGATGCTCGAGCTCATCGAGAAAGACGATGGGCACAAGGAGTTCCTTGAGAGCATCGACAAGGCTGCGCTCATGATCGAGTAGGTGTAGCATCGTGGCATGGCCACTCTCACGATTGCCGGCACCATATCGTTCCCTCTCGGGGAGGAGGCAAGCCCTCCTTCTCGCAGCTACAGCGCGTCCCTGAACTACACCGAGCGCAACGTCGACGACGTGCAGCTCACCGGAGCTCAGTCCGACATCGACCTCATGGGCCGCATCACCGATGCGAAGGCCTGCTACATCGAGGTCGACCAGGGCGCGGGCGAGCTCAAGGTCAACGGCGCGGCCGTGACCATGCCGATCTCGGCCGATGGTGGCTTCTGGGTCTGGTTCAACCCCAACGGTGGGTTGACCGCCCTCACCGTCTCGACGACGGCCTCGGCGAAGTTCCGCCTCTACATGTTCTCTTGATCAAAACCTTTTTTTAGCTATTGACGGAAACGTCATGGCTTCGTAGGTTTTGCGCATGGGAAGACTGTTTGACGCAGGCCAGAGAAGTCGCGACGCCGAGGACTCTCGGCGTTCGCGGAACGAGGTTCGCAAGCGAGCAGAGGAGGCCGAGAGGGCCATCCAGGAGGAGCTCGAGCTCGAGGAGGGGAGCAAAGCCCTTGGGGCCCAGCTCGGCAGCGTCCAGGCCGTCCAGGCCATTCGGTACAAGGCCTACCGAGCTCGAGGATCCAAGTGGAACATCGAGCACGCGGAGGTTGGCCCGGACTATGTGTTTCAGCTATTTCCGCTGCGGCCGCCGCGGATGCACTGGAAGGACGTAATCCTGGCTTTTATCGACGCCATGGAGGCAATCTTCCCCCGGTCCATCGAGATCCGCTACACGCCGCCCAGCGAGCGCTACCAGCTCAAGTACTACACGATCCGCGTCGAGGGGACCGTGGGGCTTCCTGGCTGGGAGACGGCTCGAGACAGGGCCCTGGCAGCCTTGTCGACTACAGACGCCTGGACGGTGCCCGAGGCCCAGGAAGAGCCCTAGCGACGCTTTTTCTTGGTGGCCATCATCGCCAGGAGCTTGAGGGCTCCCGCTGCTGTGAGGCCGCCCAGGGCGCCCTTGGTGGCAGCGCCAACAGCTGTGTCCCTGGGGGCGTCCCAGGGGTTGCCAGTAAACATGGCTTTGCCGTGCTGAAGGGCATGACTCCCGAGCCCAGCTGCGCCGCCAATGACGCCGAAGCGGCTTAGCAGCATGTCGGACGCCTTGGCCGACTTGACGAACGACTCCCCCGCCCTGAGGCGGAGGAGCTCGTCTGCGAAGGACTCGAGGTTCACGGGTTACCCGTTGGCAAAGAGCGGCTGGCCGGCACCCTCGAGGAAGATGCGGATCGGTCGAGCCTGGTCAAACTGGAGGCTGACGCCTTCCATGATGAGGACCGAGCCGGAGCTGATGCTCATCTGGTGACCCTGGATGTAGCACTCCTCGAGGTACACCGCGCCGATGGTCATATCGAGCTGGTTGCGGAAGTAGATCGCAATGCCCGTCGGCTGGTTGAAGATGTCCGAGGCCAGGTTCAGCCAGAGGTCATCGAAGCCGGGGTTGAACTTCACCCGGTGGAGTTCTTGCTGAAGCTGCGGGAGCTCGAGGAGGGTCGCGTTGGGGTCGGGAATGTCCACGCCACCGACGTTGACCGTCGAGCCCTTGCCCTTGTGCATGAAGTTGAACGAGGCGTCGCCGGCACTCTGCTTGTAGTGAGCGTAGAGCACCTTGAGCAGCGACGGACCGTGGTAGAGCACGCGACCGAGCGTGATCGAGCCGATGGTTCGGCCAGGGATGAAGTACGAGCGGCTCGAGCCGATCTCGAAGATCCGCTGAAGCTGCTTGGACTGACTGAGACCGACGTTTTCGAGGACGCCGATCGGGAAGACCATGTCCCCCTCGTCCGGCGTATCGATGGTGGCATCGTCGCCACCTGCCCCACCGGTGATGTCGGTGAGGCGCGGCGGCCCCGCGGCGATGAGAGTCGTCTCTGCCGAGACAAACTCTCCGCCCAGGAGTTCCTCCTGAACGTGGTGGTTGTGGAAGTCCCAGTTGTTGAAGGACGTAGTTGCTTGTGGACGAAGAGGCATCGGCGTTTCTCCTTAGTGGGCTTCCTTATACGAGGAGCGTCAACTTGATGTTGTTGAGGGGCAGCGGCACGTTGATGTCGATGTCGATCTCAACTGTATCAGGCTGAAGCGAGGATTCCTCGATTCGAGTGAGCTGCCCGCCACGGAGGGGAGCGCCGACTCGAGGAGCTCGCTGGGCCAGAAGGAAGGCAATGCCTCCCTCGCCCCGGGTCTTGAGCAGGTCGAGAAGCCCGTCCGTGATGTTGTAGATGCCGAGGAACGGCTGGTACAGACCACGGAAGAATCGGGCGATGAGGTCGACGTTCTTGGTGACCGAGAACTCCTGGAAGTAGATGGTCGAGACGTCGGTGGTGAGCTGGTGGCGGATCTGCAGAGCCGCGTCCGGGACGGGCTGCAGGAAGATCATCGTGCCGCCTCCGGCGATGGCGTCGAGCTGCGTGTCGGAGAACTTGTCGTCCGAGTTTTCGCGGCCAACGAACCCGGTGACCAGCAGGTTGGTGAAACCAGCCTGGCTCGGAAGTCCGGCGGTGAGGCCCGACAGGACCGGACCGGCAAAGTAGCCGGGGACCTTGGTCGCGACGCCGTTGACCGAGACGGCCAGGACGTCGGGCCAGGTAGCCACGATGCGTCGGCTTCCGATGGAGGCCGAGTAGCCGCCGATCAGATCTGCCTGCTCCGTGAGGCTCAGGTCCTTGGTGATCCGATAGACCACGCTCTCGATGGTTCCACCGAACCCACCGAGCGGATCGGTGCCGAGGGTGAGCTGGCTCTCCGACGTGACGCCGGCGATCTCGTGGCGGGTGCCGGTGATGTACTCGTCCTCGGCCGTGCTCGGGGTGAGCGAGACAATGTCGAGGGTGGTGAGTACGGTCGCGAGGCCGTCGAAGGTTTCGTCGCCGGCGGGGACGTTGGAGTTGTCCGTTCGGATGACCGTCGAAGAGACGACAGCCTCGATGACGTAGTTGCCGTCGTTGGCCGCACCCAGGGTGCCAGCGATGGTGAGCTGGCGACCAACATCCTCCGAGGTGAAGAGACCATTGAGAATGGTCCACTCCCGAGAGGTTGCGTTGACCGAGTCCGAGTTGGAGTCCCGGGCGGGCTCGCGAGCAACCGAGTGAATCTCGACCGTGGGAGTGCCGGTGACCGGGTTGTCGTCGGCTCCGGGGGCCTCAATGGTCGTAACCGTGGTCGAGTTGAGGACGGCGCCGATGGTGAAGATGCCGTCATTCGTGGCACCCGAGGTGCCGGTGACATACATCAGTCGGCCGATGTCAGCCGAGGTGAATGCGCCGGTGGAGATCACCCAGGTCTTGGTTGCGGCGGTGATGCTGTCGGAGCCGCCCATGGACAGCGACCGGTTGAGGTCGGTGATCCATGCGCGAGTAGTGGAAAGCATGACCTCGGCAGCCGGCGGAGTCGGGGTGACGCCCGCCTGGACTGCGCTGATGATGCTGGCGATCGAGAACTTGATGTTGTTGCCAGCGGTCGTCGCCCCCCGGATGAGGATGTTCTTGCCGACATCGGTTCCCGCGAATGCCGCATTGCCCATTTGGATGCGGTCGGGACCGGTGCCGAAGTAGTCCTTCTCGTTCGGGGTGATGGAGCGCTGGACGCCTTGGACCGCGGTATAGCTCTCGATCTCGAGGAAGTGTCCCGTGTTGACGTCGTCCGTGATGAACGAGCCATTGTCGGGATCCTTGAAGTCGAGGTTCCCGGTCCCGCTCACACCGTTGCCAGTGCCGGCAGACGTGACGTTGCCGATGCCAGAGGCAGGGATGAGGACTTCCTCTTCGACGAGCTTGCGGCTGATGAAGCCGACTCGCTCCTTGCCGACAGAGGAAGCGGACTGGCCTTCGACGTGAGACTTGAGAGTCTGATGAACTGCGGTGAGGTGGGTCGTCAGGGCGATGCCATAGACGTCCTTGGTCTCGAGGAACTCGAGCGCATCCTGGTAGGCCTGCTCTTCGTTGGTGAAGTAGCCCGACCCGAGACCGGCGAAGTTGACTTCGGTGGTCGTGTTGAGGAGCGCCAGGTTCACGGCGAATGCGCCGATGTTCGAGGGAACAACCGAGCCAATGCCGAAGACGGCCTCGAGGGAGTCGAGGTCGGTGAACACCGTGAGGGTTCCGGCCAAGTCCGGGCGAAGTGCACGCCAGCCAATGAGCACGTCGGCTTCGACGACGGGCAGAGGAGAAGCATCCGATACGGTCTTCAGGCCGGGGTTGACGTCGACGCCAGTCGCAGTCTTCGAGATGCCGTTGTCGCCGAACACGCTCTCGGCGTAGACCTCTTCCTCGCGGAACTCGAGAACTCGGTACTCGACGTTGGTGAGCGGAAGGGAGCTCTTCCACTCAGCGGCGACCACGAGCTCGTTGTCATCGTTCTTGTCGATGACAAGCTTGCGTCCGATGTCGGACGGATCGATGCCGATGCCACCGATGACATCGATGTAGAAGGTCGGAGCTCCAGCCGCATCGGGATCGAAGGAAGAGAACGCGCCGGTCTCGCCGTCCTGAAACAGGTTGGGAGATGCAAGGACGCCAGTAATCTTCGAGGTCGACGGAAGCGCAGGCTCCTTGACGACGAAGGCGTTTTGGAGCTTCAGAGAAACGCCTTTGTGTGCGTTGGCCTCCGCTTCGCTCGTGGGTGCGTCGGTGAGGTCCACGACTGCGCCAGTCTCCAACCCCACATAGGAGTAGGTCGTGATCGCGAGGTTTTCCTCGGAATAGATGCCAGCGTTGACATCGTCTTCGACCTGGAAGCCAGGTCCGACAACGCACGCGGGAAGGGAAGGAAGTGCAAGAGCAGCAGCTGCCTCTTGGAATTCCTGGATGACTTCAATTGCAGGTCGGCGGTATGCCATCTGATGCTCCTCCTGTTAGTTGGCTAGGTGCCACTCCTGCTTGTCCGTACATTGATGTTCTGCAGCTTCCTGGCGTCGCGTGGCTCCACGGCGTAGTGTCGTTGAACAGTGGCCTGAATTGCCACTGGAACAACGGATAAACTTGGTCTTGAGTCGCTTTGGACAAGGGCCTCTTCGCCCATATTGGTTGCCTCGATTCGGAAAAAACCTAGGTGGTTGGGGACCATGATACCCCTTCTTGCGATTTTCCGCAGGACGTCTCGGAACACTTGAAACGACTCGAACAAATAGCCTGCCATGTCCTCGGCCTCGAGGCCGTGCCGGGAGAAACAGGAAAGGATTACGCCACCCCGGATGAGGTCTGCATAGGTACGCCGGTCGTTTCTGAAATCCAGGCTCTGGAGCTGGCGGAACCCTGAGGTCCGCATCCACCCCTGGGGCCCGCGGTTGGCAACGATCGTGGGAGTGGTTCCAACGGCCTCCAGGTCGAAGGAATGCTTGTCCACAATCATGAGCTGGGTCTTTTCCTGGTCGGGATTCCAGCACATGCCAGTCGGGTTGTTCTCGGAGAAGAGGAGCTGGCAGATCTCGAGGCAGTAGTTCTTGATGACCTGGTGCGGCAAAGGATAGCGACGCTGCTCGTCGTGCAAGCTGCGCGCATTGTCCTGTGCTGGTGCCGGGTCGCTCACTTCAGTTTGTCCTCAGGATGTCGTCGATCTACCTCGGTGGCTGCATCTTCGAATGCATCCACGATACCCATACGCAGAGTCTCTGTCACGGTTTCTTCAACCATGCGGTTCTGCTCGTTTTGCTTCTGGATGTTGAACAGGTCCTCGGCCGCCACGGAGCGGAATGCAAGCGTGGTTGTTCCGTCAGGGTTTCGAACGGCCTGAGGGACCCCGGAGCTCATCGTGAACAGGTCCGCCATCCCGCCGGCGCGGCTTTCCGAGATGTCTCGCTGTGGCTGCATTCCTCCGCGAAGAACGGCAGCCTGGTCCTTCTCGTCGATGACAAGGCGGCTGCCCTTGGCCGTGACCCGCACGCCCTGGGAGCGCTTAGCAGACTTGAGATCGATGCCGGGGTCGATTTTCCCGCGGAGCCGCTGCTGGACCATCTCGGCCAGGCGGTTCTTGGCATCCTCGTCCACCTCGGAGAGGCGGCTAGGGCCCGTCTCTTTCTCCTCGATCTGGATGAGATTCTGGAGGTCGATCACTCGGTCTTCCCTTCGGGGGTGGAGACCGTGTTCGTCATGGGGCGCGGGGTTGTGAGCGGACTTGGCGCTGCAGGGTTTCTGCTGGCCGGAGCAACCTGGAGGGGAGGAGACTTCAAACCGGTCTTGGCTTCGGTGCCGTAGTACTTGTTCATCGCCTGAGCGACGGGCTCGCTTGCGTTGTAAGGGTCAGCCTCTGTGTGCTGCGCGCCGAATGCACCGAGCTTGACGAGCTCGTCGGCGAAGCCTGTAAGAAATGGACCCATTAGAACATGCGCTCCTGCTTGATACTCTCCCATTCTTGCACGACTTCCTTGAGGGTCTCCTGGGAAATCTCATGAACCAGACGGGTGTACTCCACTTCGTCTCGTCCGATTGCGGTGATCCGTGCAACATGCTGGATCGTCGTGCCCATGGGCTGAATCGTCGTGACCCGGACAATCCTCCAGAGCACAGCCTGCATGACCTCGTAGATGATGTCGCCAGGCTTTAGTTGGGGAAAGGCAGAGAACCAGCAGTCCTTTTCCTTGGACTGCATCTCCCCGAAGCTTGCGATCTGAGTCAGCCGCTCGTCAGGGTTGTAGTCCACAAAGAACTTGATGGGCTCGAAGTAGGGTCTTTGTCGACCAGTGCCAAGGCAGAGTTGGCAGTTCGATCGTGTGACGCGGCCGGCCGTAGGGTCGTAGCAGGAAGGACATTTCGCAGAGTCGGCCGTGCGCTCAATGAAGGCAAACGACGGGGTCCCCTGGAGATAGCGCAGAACGAAGTCATGGCGCTCGATGATCGCGAGCTCGTGGGGTCGAGGGCTGGTTTCCCAGGTCTTGGCATCGGAGTAGATGACCCCATCTGGGGTGTCGGCCTTGATCCGGTAGTAGTAGAGCCGCCACCAGTTGATGAGATTCGGCGTGAGATCGGTGAAGCTGTAGACGAGCTGCCCGGCGGCGCCAGGAATTCCAACCTCGATCTCGTCGACCTCGCCGTCGGCGAAGGCCGGAGACAGGGACCGCTCGATAGAGAATGACGTCTCGTCCAGGCCGCTGTGCTGCGTCACGAGCTCCCAGCACACCATCACATTCGCATTGGTGTCTGGGCCCCCGACGGAGGCGATGATGACGTCTAGTCTCTCGAACGCCAGCATGGCCTACCAGAAGTAGCTCAAGATCGAGTACTCCGACGCGACACCGCTGGCGAGCGAGTTGTTCACGTTGGCGGCGATCTTGTAGTTGGCCTTCTTCCGCTCGTACTCGGCGACAAACTGAGCAATCCAGCTCTGGTAAAGAGCGGTCTTGTCGAAGATGCGAACGGAAACACCCCCGGACGAGTAGACGAGCTCGTTCCGAGAGTGCAGGAGGCCTGCGCTGCGGAGCACCTGGATGGATGCCCCATAGATCAGCAGGAACAGTGAGGGGAAGTTGTCCACCCGCGCTTGCCCAAGAAGCGGTGGGGTGATGTTGAAGTCATCGACTGCCAGGCGGATGGCAAGGTCGAGCTTCTCCGGCGTCGACTCTTGACGACGGATCAGCCTGTTGAGCTCAGGCGTGTCGTTCAGGAACAGGCGTAGGAGACGGCGCGCCTCCTCCTGCTTCTGATCGGCTACAGTTCCGGTTGTCGTCGCCACGGTCTAGCCTCCCGGCGGCTGCCGGACTGCTAGTCCTCGCTACCGCTCTTGTTCTTGTTCTTGCCCTTGCCCTTTTTCTTGGACGAGGACTGGGATTCGGTAGCATCTGCGTCGGCTTCGGCAGCCTGAGCCTCAGCAGCAGCCTTGGCATCGGCTTCCGCCTTCGCCTCAGCAGCGGCTTTCTCCTCGGCAGCCTTCGCCTCAGCAGCGGCTTTGGCATCGGCTTCCGCCTTCGCCTTCGCCTCTTCTTCGGCCTTCGCCTGCTCTTCCATGCGTTTCTTCATGGCAGCGGCGTCGGCGGCAGCACGAGCCTTCTCGTCGCTGACCGTCTTGGTCGGCGGGATGGGGGGTGCCACCGGCTCCTTCGTGAAGACAGGAGCCGGGGCAAAGCTGCCCTCTTCCACCTTCAGGACCTTCGCGTCCGCCATGCGACGAGTTCCCGAATCAAGCCGGTTGCACACGCAGTGCTCCCCCGGCTTCAAGAGCTTCCCAGTTTCCGTGAGGAACACGTTGCGTGCCCCTCCTTGGGAAAGCTGCGAAGTATTCGTGACCTTGTATTTCATGGCGTTAACGGTACGTCGGGGACCGCCCTGGGGTCAAGGCGGTCCTGGTCCCGACTAGATGAGGGTCATGCTCGCGGCAGCCCGCAGGTTGCCGTAACCCATGCCGATGTACTCCCAGGTCTGCCAGGAGACCATGTCGGCGCGCTTCTCGATGTAGAACTTCGTATCGTTGAGGATGTAGAAGTTCCCGAGGTACTTGGGATCAGTGAAGATGTAGATCTTCCCTGGAGGCACGATCGACGACTTGATCGTCACGACCAACTTGTGGCCGAGAATCGTGTTGTACTTGTACCCGTTCACGAGAATCTCGGACGCGAGCGGAGAACCGATGACGGCCGACTCCTGGGTCATGAAGTCGTCCCAGTCCGCCTTGTGCATCAGGATGGTGCCCACGGCGAGCTCGTCGGTGTCGAGGGCCTTGAAGAGCGCGACGAGGTTCTCCGAGGTGGCCGGGCCGGCAGCCGCGGGGGTAACGGCTTTGCCGTTGGCCGCGATGACAGCGTCGGTGAACTCGATGAACTTTCCGTCCTCGATCTTCTGGATGTCCTTGACGGAGTTCTCCTCGATGACCTTGGTCACCGGGTAGTCGAAGGCGAGGAGCTCGGCCTCGTTCTTCTTGAACTTCTCGGACTCGATCTTGAAGAACGGAATCTCGTAGCGGTCTCCCTCGATGTACCGCTCGAAGGCCTTGCCGCGGAAGTTCACCGCAGCCGCGTTGGACTGCGGCTCGATGTCCACGATCTTGACCAGCGTGTCGTGGTTGACAGAGCGCTGGCAGTCCGCCTTCGTGACGTACTCGGGTGGGAGGATGGAACGGGTGAAAGAGACTTCGCGCAGGCGCTCGCGCACGAATGCGCCACCGGCCTGGGCTGCCTTCTCGAGCCCGTCGTGGGTGTCCAACCTGGAGATGAACAGGTTGTTGAAAGTTGCGGCGTCGATCTGATCCATTTTGGTTCTCCTTGTAGGTGCCTAGTTGGGTGGTTGCCTCAACCCGGGCCTACAGGCCAGGCGCCTCGTAATGCATTTGACCGTTGGCGACGGAGAGGATACGACCCACGACAGCCTGGAGCTGACGCACGGTCGCGGTGGCGGGGTCCAGAACATCCAGCTGGCCTTTGTCAGTCTGGAAGGTGGCAACAACGAGGTTGCCCGGAGCGAGCAGGCCACCAGCGCCCGTGTTGTAGAGCTTGGTCTTCGCCTGGTAGGTGCCAGAGAGCAGATCCACGGTGCCGGTCGCCATGGCGTCCGACTGGCCGAGGTTCGAGTCGCCCTGGCGGTACTTGGTCCAAGAGACCTTCGCACCGAGAGCGGGAGCGGCGAGCGTGTCGACGCCGGTCTCGAGCTTCTTGGCTTTGGTGACGCCAGAGACGTCAACCGGTTTCATCCATTCGCCAACGTCGACGCTGGCAGCAGGATCTTCGACAGGCATGCTTTGACGGAGAAGCTCGTCTTGTCCAAGAACGAGCTCGAAGTCGCGGGTGCCACGAACATCGGGGGGTACGGGAAATGCCATCTTGGTCCTCCTTCAGGAACGGTTCTAGTCTTCCGCCAAACGGTGAAAGAATGCGGCGGTGGCGTCCGCCGGGGCGGGGCCCGAAGACGCGAGTTTTCCAAAGTCGGCCATCGATGCGTCCATTTCGAGAGCCTCCTCAACAACACGAAGATCTTTCGTCATCAGCGACGCGACCTTCTCTTCGAACTGGGCGAACGTCTCGAACGGGGGAACCTTCCCTCGCTCAACCATGTCGAACGCAAGCTTCACAGCTTCGTTTCGTTTGTGAGCAACTTCCAAAGCAACTGCTGCTTCTTTGAAGAGCTCCTTCTGTTCGATCGAATTCGCCATCTCGATTCCTTTCCATGGTACGCGGGGGGCCCATAACGTCAACTTGGCCCCGAAGATTCTCTGACCTTACCGTCATTTTGGCAAAAAAAGAGCCCGGCGTGTTGGGCCGGGCTCCTGGCGCTCTTATTGCCCCTCGAGGCGGCGCATGTCTAGCCAATGATGCTGGTCGCGGTCTTCTTCTTCCGAGGATTTGCCTCTTCGGACTGCTCGAGGAAACGAGCAATGTCTTCGGGGCTGTAGCCCTCTTCGAGAGCAGCTTTGATGAAGGCTGCCTGGTCCGGTCCTGCGGACGCGGTTTTCACGGCCTCTGGAGGAGTGCCTTCGATGGCACTGATCTCGGCGAGGGTCTGTCGGATGATCGCGACAGCAGCGGTCTTCTCGACCAACCCCTGAGCGTTGACGGTGTCGGCGGGCGGGGCCGCCGGCGCGTCTTCGGCTTCCGATGCCTCACGGCAACGGGCAGCCAGCTTCAGGAGGTCGGGCCCCTTCGGGGATGCGACCTTCTTGAACGGTGTGCCAGCGAGCTCGTCTACGCCCGTGGCCTCAAGAAGTTGGTCGAGTGTGTACGCCATCTGCGTTCTCCAGCGGTCCTTGCGGACCAATGATACATCAGCCGATGTTGTACTTGCTCAGAAGATAGGAGACGTACTCCGGGTCCTGCTGCATCCGGCGAAGAACGGCGATCTTGACAGATGCCTTCTTCTCGGAGTCTTCGGACTCTTCCTCGTCTTCCTCTTCCTCTTCTTCGTCCTCTTCGTCGCCACCTTGCCCGGTGGCCTTGGCGAGGACCTTCTCGACCTCTTTCTTCTTCTCTTCCTCGGACGCGCCGGGCATTGCCTCGTCCATGGCTTCCTTCACAAGGTCCGTGAAGACATTGTGAGCCATGATGCGACCGATGGTGTCGTAGTCCTGGGCCTGCTTGAGCAGACCGGGATCGACATCAGAGAAGTCGTGGCCGTACTGCTGAACGGCTCGAGCTTGAGCCATCTTGGTGTGGTCTTCTTCGACCATCGCGAAGTAGACGTCTTTGAGTGATTGCATCGTGTCCTCCCTGTGTGGGTTTGCGGTTGGGTGGAAACCCCCAGGCTATGCCTGGAGGTCTTTCACCGTGGCGAACCCGGCGGGCGAACCACCACCGAGCGAAATGGCAGCGGCCTCGGGATCATCGCCGGTCATGCCAGCGCTGATCGACTTGCTCGGCTTGAGCGAGTCTTTGTAGACCTGCTTGGGACCGGGACCGGCGGTCTCGATCATGCCGTCGTGGTTCTCGTTGCCGGCGAAGTTGGTTTCGACGGTGGGAAGACCACGATCGCCGAGGGCGGGGGTCGATGCGGCCGAGGCGGACTCGGTCATCTGGTTGTCCGACACGTCGGTGTCCATGGCGCCGGCGAGCTTCATGAACTCGTCGTAGAAACCGCGAGCCATGATGCGACCAGCGGAGTCGTACTCCTGGGCGACCTTGACGATGTCACCCTGCGATTGGACGGCCTCGTTGGCTTCGGCTTCCGCGATGGCTTCGGCCACCTTGGCGAAGTCGTCCGCGTCAGACGCGTACTCTTCCTGGTACTGAGGGATGCCGGCAGCAACCGAGGCTTCTTTGTCGAAGTCGGTCTCAGTCAGCGTGAGATAGATGTCGGTCAGTGATTTCATTCCGTCTCCTCCAGAGGCGAGTTTGGTTGCGCCGCCATTCCCGGCGACAGGGGTTGTCTCCGCAGCGAGCTTCTCGCTTCCGGAAAAATCTTCGGTTGCAGCGGCCGCCGAACCGAACTGGTCCATCAATTCACCTAGTGTAGCCATTTGCTTTCTCCTTGGTTGCAGCGATCCGCCGAGCGGACTGGATTATGGCACGGTCGAAGCGTGCAGAGCCAACCTTTAGAAACTCTCGGTTGCTCCGATCGCTTTGGTCGAACGAACACTCGGCAAGGATGGTTGGTCGCATTGCCACCAACATGCTTGCCGTCTTGATGCGTTCCCTTGGTTGCCATTGTCGCTGTCGAATCCCTGCATGGACGTAGGCGAGAGGCAAACCCCCAAGCTTTGTAGCCGCTGCAGTCTTGGACCCATGGTAGGCTGCGCCGTTTTTACCGTCAACCCCACGTCCGGTTCCATAGGGCGTCAATGGCATCGGCTCTTTTGTGTGGGAAAGGCCAACTGATGCTCCGACGCCTGCGCCAACCAAGAGTGGGATCATCCATGGATGCTTGGCGAGAGCCTGCACTGGCGTCGGGGCCTTCTCCATCAGCTTCGGGAAGGCATTCTTGAAGACCATGAACCCGGTCATGAGAGCTGCACTCATTGGCACAAGCCCAGACATGCCGGAGGAAACCCGCTTCCCTTCGTCGGTCATCGGGTACCACTGGCTGTCGCGGTCGTAGTTCATGCCCCCCAGCTTCTCCATTCGGCCGAGCCGCTCGAGCAGGATCTCTGGGTAGCAGGAGCGGTCCCTCAGGTAGGGAGCGAGGAGCATGGCGATCTTCTCGTTGGCATAGCCGATGTCGAGATTGCCAAGGGGCGCAGCCCAGGTGGGAACCTTCGCAGATCCCTGTCGCTCATCAAAGACAAGTCGTCGAGAAGCCAGCTTCTCGGCTAGTTCGTGGGACCCGTGCTTGATGAGGATGATGCGCTGAAACTCGTGAGGCTTCAGGCCGATGCCCATTGTCGCCAGCGTCGAGAAAATTGAGTTGAGAGGAAACTGCGAGACCCGATCGAGTACGGGCGGAGGTATATCTGGCTCGCAGGCCTTGGCTTCGCCGGCGTCGTCCATAAAGGAGACCAGCTTGGCCTTGTCCTCGGGGGTCGCTCCCTGAACATTCGCGACAGGCTGAGAGGGGACGTCCTTCTCGATCTCCGCCCGCTTCGCCTGGGCAGCCCGCTTCGCCTGGGCCTCTTTGTCGTAGTAGAGCTCGCCGAGCTCGGCGGACAGCTTGACCTCATATGGCCGACCAGCATGAGCCACTTTCTTGAGGACGTGGCTGGCTTTCTCAGCACCGATCGTGACGAAGCTGATGTCGAAGAACTTGGGCAGGTGGTTGTAGGCGAACACTCGCCGGCCGTCCTGCAGGATCTTGTTCATCTGGTAGCGGAGGTGGGGGCAGTACTGGCTGCGGTTCGCTGCCTTGTTCTTGCAGATGGAGCATTGGTCCCAGGGAACCTTGCAGCCCATCGAGACATCCCAGTAGTGGTTGCGAGCCAGGTCGCCAAGGATGTCCTGGCACTTCATGTCGTCAACCACGACGATCAGAAGAACTCGGTGCATGTGCGGGTCGTAAGCAGAGAGCCGCACCCTCTCTCCATAAGCACGCGCCGGGTCTTTGTTGACGTGGTGCTTGTATGGATAGGCGTAGTGCATGAAGGTCTCGAACCCGTAGTCCGAGCCTCTGTGCGAGAGAGCTTCTTCGGGGAAGTAGTCCCCGTTGACGTTGGAGCCGTAGTACTCGCCGGCGCCCATCGCATCGATGAGCAGCTGTGTCTTGCCGGGGATTGGCTTAGCGCTCGCAATGAACTGCTCGATGGATGGCGGAAGAGGGCGCGCCATTTTGATATGGCCGAGAGAACGATCGACATCATCATCGATGGGAAAGATGTGAGGACCGTTCTGGTCGTAGCCGGAGAATGTGACGAGCTTGTACATTAGTCGTTCAGGATTCCGCGAAGGTTCCGGTGCTTCCCAGCACGGAGTTCTGAATTGTACTTCTTGCGTGCACGCTCTGCCCTGACCCGTGCACCCTCTTTCTTGATGCGCGCATGCGCTTCCTCAATGGATTCGATTTCGCGGTCCTTCGCCTGGGTTTGCAACCGCCTGCGATTGTACTCCTGTTGAGCGTCCCACTCAGCCCTCTGTTTGGAGGTTGCACCTCGAGGGTATTCGTTTGGAGAAAAAGTGAAGCCTCCTGCTCGCGCGGCGCTGCCGCCGGCGATAGCCTTGGAGCGCTGTTTCATCTGGGGATTGGCTTCGAAGCGTTCGCCGCGAATCCTCTCTTGCTCAGCTTTCCAGTTCTCCTGCTCTTTAGCCCGACGCTTGAGGAATTCGCCGCCAGTCTCCCAGGGCTTCCTTCGCAGATTCGTGTCTGGCCCGTAGTCTTTCGATCTACCACGCCCGCCACGCTTCTCGGGCTTTGGCTCTTCCTTCGGAGGCGCCGCCTTCGGAATGTAGGTGGGGGAGCTTCTCGTGAGAAGAGGCTTCGGACTTCGCCCATCGAAATGCATCGTCTGTCGACCGATGGCCTTCAAGGCATCCGGGGTCGGGCCGGCAGCATTGCTCGGTCGGCCGAGTTCCTGACTGACACTGGCCGGAGCCGTGGTCTTCCTTTGAACAAAGCCAAAGCGCTTGTCCTCCTTCGGCTTGTAGCCCGGTCCGTATGGATCGATCGGCTGAAGCTTGGGCGGCGCCTTGGTTGCTGGCATCGACGGTGTCTCGGAGGGACGCTGTCGAAGAATTGGACCAGTTGGCCCACCAGAGCTTGCAGCAGGTTTAGGCATTGGCACCGAAGGTTGCTTCGGCATCAATGCCTGCGCCTGCTCACGGCTTTGCTGTTCGGCTGGGGAGGCTGCCCTCCCCAGCTTGATCAGCTCATCCGTGAACCCTTGTAGAAAGGGTCGCATCAGGAGAAAGACCTCGGACTACTTGCCGGCGAGAGTCGGGGCCTTCGGCATCTTCGCCTTCAGACCACCGGCGCGGCTGAAGGTTGCACCGGGAGCGGTGCCAGCCGAAGCGGAGTTCTGCGGAAGCGACGGTGCGCGAGCGGGACGGCTGGCGAGCTGGCCGGGACCGGGGCCCGTCTTGCCACCGCCGACCGAGTAGCCCGGAGACTTGATAGTGCCGCCAACGGGACCCATCGGCTTGGTCTTGGTGCCGAAGCCGCCTTTGACCTCGGGCTCGCCCTTGGCGCTGAAGGTCATCGGGCCCTGGGCAAGCTTGTGGAGCTCGTCCGCGAAGCCGCGAGCCATGATGCGGCCGGCAGCATCCTGCTCTTCGGCGATCTTGATCGCAGCAGCCTGCTTCTCGAGGTAGACCGCGTCGCGATCGCTGATCTGATTGTAGATATCGGTAAGGTTGCTCATGTCTTTCTCCTTGGGGTTACTTGGTCGTGATTCCTAGCTTGGCCCCAATATTCTTGGCGCCGGCCATCAATTTTTCAACCGCCGTCGGCGGCGGAGGTGGAGGGTGGACTCCGCGGGCTTTGTTGATCGCCTTTTTGGCGCCATTGAGTCCAGCTTTTCCACCCCTGAGTCCAGCTCTGCCGAGCAGGGCGAGAGCAATGAGCGATGCGGCTGGGCTCGAAGTCACAGACTCCACACCCTTTTTGGCAGCCTCGCCAATACTGCCGATGCCAGAACGAGCACTGCCAACAAAGCGGTTCGCCTGGTCCTCGCTCCAAGTCGCTTCCTTGTCGATGCCATAGGACGTACCGAGGAAGCGTAGGGGCGCCGAAGCATGCTTCCCCATTTGCCCGCTGGACGTACCCTTCATCTTGAAGCTTCCCGTCTCGACCAGGCCGTGCCCGACGCCGAAGTCGGCACCTTTGTGCTCTGTGCTGTGGAAGCGTTCTCCACCAGCCTCGAGGGCCTCAGGCTGATCGCCGGCGGGGCGATGGAACCCAGTAGGGAGCCCAGCATCAGCGTCCCAGTCGTTTGGGCTCTTGGCTGCGGTCTTCTGAGGCTGCTCATCACCCTCGGCGACAGCCTTACCAAGGAGAGCCTTGAGGGTATCCTCCGGAGAGGCTTCCTCTTCTGAGCCCTCGCCGGAGCCATAGAGAGAGCCGCCACCCATTCCTTCCCCGCGCTGTCCCATGCCACCGATCGGTGCTCCGGTTGCACCGGCATCCATTGTGTCGGCCTTGATCTCGGATGACTTGTCGTCGACCGCAGAGCCAGTGCCGTACATGGTGCCGCCAGCGGGGGACACGTCAGCGCCGCCTCCGGATGGGATCTGCCCAGGAGCATAGGAAGTCATCGCAGACTTCTCATGGAAGTTCGCGTCGTCGCGGCCCTGGAGGTCGCGAAAGAAGTGACCTTCGTGAGGCTGGCTTCGCTTCTCGAAGAACAGGCCCGCAGTTTTCTCCCGCATAGGAGGAAGATTCTTCTTCTGCGGATTGACCTGCGGATGCTTCTTCTCCGGGAGACTCTTCATGCTCTTAGTCTCCGATGCCCACTCCTTCGCCTTCTCCGGGTTGGTGGCGAACATGAAGCGCTGCTGAGCTTTGGACTTGAAGGGCATGGGCTTACTTCTTCTGGCTTTGCATCTGCTGTTGCTGCATGCGGAGGTGCTGGATGACTGCTCGAGCTCCATCCTGCATGCCGCGCTGGTGCGCATACCGAGCGACAGTGGTCATGTCCTTGGTGCCAGACTGGTACCCTTTTTCCTCGCCTGCTTGCTCGCCAGCATAGAGGCCCGCCATGCCGCCGATGCCGCCACCAATACTGAGCTTGCCAAGGTTCGACCTAGCAGCACGAGCGAGAAGGCTTTTGACGTTTGCGGTTTTCACCAGCTCGTCTGCGAACGCGTTCATGAAATGCATAGCTACCTTCTCCTGGGTCTCGTTGAGCAGACGCTCGAGGAACGCCGCCTTTCTCGGAACAAGTTTGACGGTTTCCCGGTTGTGAATGAAGAACTCTGACAGGGTATCTGCGAAATCCTCTTCCGGGCTGGTTTTTGCGTAGTCGTCGACAAAGCCATCCCCATCGGTTTCTGCACCCCACTGCTTGAGCAGTTGGGGGTTGCTGCGAATGATGGAATGGGCCAGCTCATGGTAGATGGATCTGCGGAACTGCTCGGGGTCGAGCTTTCCGCCATGATACACGCCCTTGTCGTATACAACAATCGCGCCTAGTTGGGGCTCATACTTTGAGTGTCCGGGCGCTTCTGGCGGCGCGTTCCTGAGCACAGGTTCTCTGGCGAGAATTCGGAAGCTTGGATTCTCTTCGACCCAGGCGCTTGGAAGCGGGGCCAAGACATCGTCGAGCTCCTCGAGCTCCTCTGGCTTCCACGACCCTCTCAGCGAGATCCCACGGACAGCCGTCACAGCACCCTCATGAGATCGTGGATGAACTTGCTCATGATTCCGCCAGACAGAGCGGCTCCAGCAGCGACCATCCCCGCAAAGCGAAGGGGATGCTTCTCTCGCCACGCTTCATCCATGTTGGCCGCGCCGAGGATGTTCTTCGAGCTATGCTCGAGCATCTTCTCCTGGCTTCCTGGCTCAAGGCGGCTACGAATGTGACTTCCGCCCTCGGTTCCGTACATGTAGAGAGCGCCCATGGTCGCAGGCAGCGCTGCATTCATTGCGCCCCAGACGAACTCTGGAGATGTTCCGGTCTCTTTGGCGGCTCTACCAATGCGACCCAATGTTCCTTTGTGGGTAGCAAGGTCGTAGACCCCTCGACCGATCTGCTTGCTGACGTGGGCGAGGTCTTTGATTCCAGAGACAAGATCACCGGAGGTCTTCTCGAGACTGCCGAGCCCCTCTTCGATGCTCTTTCTCAGGTCTTCGTGGGCCTCTTCTTTTTCTGCGCGTGCCTCGCGCATGTATTTTCGCGCAAGGGACATCCCAACTACTGCCGGAATTGCACCAAGGAGGTACGTCCCCCAGAAAGGTGCGAGCCTCTTCGCTGCCTTCATGGCCGTGCCCGCCGGCTGCTGTCCAGCACGCTCCATTTCGCGGAGGTGCTTGACTGCAAGAATCGAAGCCTTCGCTTCTGGAATCAGCGTCGTCGCGGTGAGCGTTGCAGCCATGATCTCTGGGGCATGGTCTTGCATGAATGAGATGGCCTTGTCATCGACTGTCCCAGGAATCATCTCCTTGATTCGGTCGCCAGCAACCATCGCAATGGGAAGTGCCGTGAGAACGCTCTTTTTGAGAATGGGGTCCGTGAAGCGTCGAACCTTTCCCAGCCCCTTTGTGTAGTCCGCCGCATGACCGAGCTCGTGGAGCGCAAGCTCCTTGCCGACACTCGGGAGCGTTACCCGCTTGTTGGCAAGAGAGAATCCGCCACCGGCCCTCGACGAGAGCGGACCCTTCCTGATGTTCAGGGTGACGCCCTTCTCCTTCAGGTTGTGCTTGTCGATGAAGGAGTCGACCACGGGCTGGATTTCCATGATCTTCGCTTGGAAGTTTGGCCCCGGATATGGCCGCGGCCGTCCTTCGATATCGAACAGCCCCAGCGGTCGCGCAGTTCCACCTCTGCTTTTGAGCGGTTGACTGAGCGACTCTCTGATTGAGCTTGCGTCCTCTAGCGGAGTGGCGTTCCAGCCAAGGTGTCTTGGGATCTTTGTTTCCGGGTCCTTCCTCTCAAGAATGCCGACGGAAAGGGCGCGACCAACCATGGGGATGATCGCCGCGCCCAGGGACGACGAAACGCTTGTGATGCCCGCCATCGCACGCTCGCCTGGGTCGAAAGCCGACAACGAGGGGCGGTGGGGGATCTTGTAGTCGTCCTCGAGGAGCGGCTGCGGTTCGGGATCCGCGGCAACCTTCTCGTTGACGAACCAGCTGAGCGGATCTTCACGCATTGACTATCCACCCATTGCCGTCTGAGCGATCTGCATTCCTTTGCCGAACTGGCCTGGCTGGAGAAGGGAGCGTTCTTCGTGTGCGCGATCGATGGCAGTCTGGGTGTCGGAGAGGCGCTTGATGGCATCGGTGTCGATGTATCCCATCTGAGCCGTTGACTGGACCCAGGAGCCGGCGACCATCGGGTCTGCCGCAAGGGATGGGGCATAGCGAGCAAGGACGCCGAAGTGTCGCGTGACCTTTCCCTTGTCCATCTCTTGGAGCTTCGGGTACTCCTTCATCATCTTGCCGTAGGAGTCTTCGATTTGACCCTTGAGCTGCTGATCTTTGCGATGGACCAGGAGCCCGTGGACGCCGGCCGATCCGGCCTGGAGCGCAGCGCCGGCGCCGAGGAGCTTGACGAGGTTGCCGACGACATGGGGCCATTCGAGCGCAGACGAGTCACCCGACTTTGTTTTCTTGACGGCCCCGCCCATACCAAGGCTTCCCTTGAGTCTGGCTAGGAATCCCTCGCCCTCGCCGATCGCTTTGCCAGCGGCTCCGAACCGGCTCGCTACCTTGCGAGCGATCGCTTCCTTGATGAGGCGTTCGCGGACAGCGAGGACTTCCTGGGCCGCCTCTTTTGAGAGCAGGCCTTCCTTGTAGCAGCGAGCTGTGAGTGTAACGGAGTCCATGGCTATCCCTTGTTCTGTTTCGTCTTGGGGCGAGACCCGTAGCTCGAGAAGCGTCCGGGCGAGTGGAACTCAGACATCCGCTCGATGGCCTTCGGGCTGGCCTTGTGCTTGAAGTAGCGGTGGTAGTTGGTGAACGCGGCCTCTCCGGGATTGTCGCGAGTCGCCTGAAGGTATCGGCCGCGCTCCCCACCCTGAAGGCCGGACTCGTATCCGCCCTTGGCGGCAATGGCTGTGCCGGCAAGGATGGGCGCAACCATGAGCGCAGTCATTGCGCGGCCAGGGGCAAACTCTCTTCCGCCGCCAGCCTTGCTTTTGGTGACGAGACGCTTGCCGGCCCCAAGTACGGCCTTGCCGGCCCCTGTGATGAGCCCAGCTTCTTTGGTGAGCTCATCGGCGAATCCTGCCATGAAGTGATTCATGTCAGCTCACGAAGCCTTTGGGTGTAGGTCTTCACCTCGTCGTCGATGCGCAGGAGGTTATGGAGGCCATTCTTGATTTCGCCGGTCTTCCTGTTGACGGTGTCGAGTGAGATGAGGACCGGGTGAGCCCCGTTGATGATCGACAGGTTTCCGAGCTCGTCGCTGATGAGCTCTTCCGGGGCCTTGCCGATGGCGGTCTTTTCGAGGCGCCGCCTCGTCTCGCCATGCGTGTCAGCGATGAGCCGCTCCTCGAAGGCGGGGAGGTACTTCTCGGCAACCTTGCTGAGCCCGGCTCCGGCACAGGCCTCGTAGACCTGTCGGAAAGTCGCCCCGCCAAGGACCGTCTGCTTCACCGCTTCGAAGGCTCGTTTCTCGAGGGACTCGAGGCGCATCCCTTCGACCGTGAGGCTGTCTTGGAGGAGCTTGCGCTCGTGTGCCTTCTTCTGAAGAACGATGATGATCTTCTTGCGCTCCGGTTCCTCGCTGAGTCCGTTGTGGACCTGGGCCGGATCGACACCCATGAGTCCCATGAGGGATGGGCCAGAGGATGGCAGACCCGTCGGCGGACCCGCATAGTCGGATGAGATGGGACGCACGTTGCAGGTGCATGGGCCTCCGCTGCATCCGCTGCAAGCTGAGCCGGGGGCTTCTGCGTCAGCACTCGGCTTCACCACGCTCACGATTGTCTTCGAGTCGGCGAGAGGAAAGGCGATGCTTTCTTTCTGCGCGGTCTTGCTCCAGAGCCCTTGGTGGGTGGCGATGTTTGCCATTTCGCAAACGCGCTCGATCTGGTTGGCGTTCAGCTCATTTTCCTGGGCAACCTTCCGAATCGTTTCGTTCAGGTTGACCCCCTCTTGGAGGTACCGCTTGGCTGCTGTTTTCGCTAGCAGCTCAAGACGATCGGAAGATGCGACTTTCGTCTGGCTGCTACCCTCGAAAAGGTACTGGAAGTGGCCTACGCTCATTGGAACCTCGCTGTGCAGGATGCACTTGAAAGTATAAGCTATCGCGAACCCGGTCAAGCAACCGTAAATACGGCAATAGGAGAAGCACCATGAAATTCTGCCCGCATTGTGGAGAGGACCTTTCGGCGTATCTTGCGGTGGATAAGACCCCGGTCTCAGCAAGGTCAACAAAACCGGCAGTCTCTGTCCAGAAGGATTACGACCAGACGAAGATTTGGAAGGAAATCATGGAGAGCGTTCGGTTGGCGGCCGCCAGACCTCCAGGGGTTACGGAGCTGGGGCTTCGAGTCGCAGAAGATCTCAGGCCCGTCTTGAGGGGCGGCCCCGTCTCGACAATTGTTCACCTCGCCTTCGACAAGGACATCGTCCCGCAAGGAGGGGCACTCTATCACGCAGCGCTGCTGGACGGCCGAGATCCAGGAAGCGTCGACAAGTTCACTGCGATGGGATACGACCTCGACGATGGGAAGGTTCGCCTCGTCGATGACGTTCCCGTTGGCCCTATCTACGGCTTGCTCGAGTACTGGGGCGGAGAGAAGCAGCATCGGCGCTGGCATCTTTCGGAGCCGGTGAGACTCAATCCATCCAGACACGGAGACCCGTTCTTCATGGATGAGAACATGGTCGCATTTGGTGCTAAGTTCAAAGACGCAGAGAGGCTCGACGAGGGAATCCTCGAGCTCCTCACCTTGCTCGAGCAGGGCCCCGATGGAAGGGGTGGCGTTGGTGCTCCAGTCGAAATGAAGATCGTCGCGCTCCCCTCCTGATCAGGCATAAGAACCATAGGAACAAAGGAGGTTTCTATGGAAGAGTCGATGGTCAGGGCGAAGGAATTCTTCCTCGCCGCAAAGCTGTTGGTGGACACCACATCCGCCAAGCTCGAGGAAGTCGCTAGCAAGTGGCGCATATTCGATGATGCGCTGGCTGCCGGCATCGTTGATGCCGATGGTCTTTGGATCGTGAAGTCGAAAGCAAAGCTGGAGCTTGCCAGGGGGTCTGAGCGGGGAGCCCTTGAGGCCCTCAAGGCGGCAGAGGGTTACATCAAAAAGGCAGCGTTCCACATGGCAGAGTCGAGAATTGCGGCTCGAATGGGAGAGGAGCTCGCTGGCCCAGCCGCCCGGAGGGATGCAGACGAGCAGCTCGGGCGAGCTCGGGCGAAAGGCGATGAGGCGAGGGCGTTTGCGGAGTCTCTGCTGTCTCAGATCAATGAGATGGCGATTCCGATGCTCTATGCTCGGTAACAAAAGGGGCACCGCTTCGGTGGTGCCCCTATCCCGAGATTGCGACTCTTCTTAGCTATCAAGTAGACTGAGCCCATGGGTCCTCTCCTCAACGGGTTCGCCGACGAGCTCGAAAAACTAGGCGCCGCAGACGACTTCGAGCGGCAGATGCGCAAAGCCCTGCGCGACGCAAGAAGTAGCGGCGCTGCCGGAGACGAGGGACAGGGAATCATCGATGCGCTCAGGGGCAAGGGGCGGCCGGTAAGCCGCGACTACCTTGCTGCAACAATCCTCGGTGCCCTGGCAACTCCCGCGGCAGCCTTGGCTACCAAGGCCGTTTCGCGTGGCCTGCACAATCGTTCGGTCATCAAGGCCCTAAAGTCGACGAGTTCCAAGAGGCAAAAGTCACTCTTGCAGAAGCAGCTCCAGGCTGGGCCTGCCATCGGGCCCAACGTTCCAAAGGCGAAAGCAGGCCTTGAGCCCCTGATGACCCACGCCGAGCTCGGTGGCCAGGCTACTCGCGGCGCGCTCTACGGATCGGTCCTACAGATGCTCAGAGACCGCTTCTCCGGTTCAGCCGGAGTTGGCGATCGCTAGGATCGAAGAGACCGCTTTTGGGGCCAGAATAGGTGCCCCATGACAAACCCGACTGCGAATGGGATGAGCGGGGAGTCGAATGACCCTTCGATGCCGATGACGTGAGAGATGGTCGCATCCCTGCCGCCGATCGCCAGGGCGGCGATGTCGTAGACGGCGATGATGATGATCACGCCGATCATCAACCACTTGGTTGCTGTCTTCCAGTCCATCTATTCGTCCTCGCTCAAGCAGTAGAAGGTTGCGGTTGCGTAGCTGCCGGCAAACGGAATGTCATGCTCGCAGTAGATGCGAACCTCCATGCCTGCGGCCGATGACAGGGGAAGGGCTGCCGCATAGTTCCACGGAAAGACCGTGATTGGATGCTGGACGCCACGCCAGCTTGACCCTCCAATGGCAGGGATCTGTGGGTAGCTTCCGTTCGACTCGTCAATGAACTGGTGCAGGGTCTTGTAGACCGTCTTCTTGATAGGAATCTTTGTCCCGCTCGGAATGCCTGGCATGAGCTGAGGAGCAAAGACGTCCACGTATCCGAACGTCTCGAAGATGACCGTGTCTGCCTGCTCTACGTCCGAGGAGAATTGCACCTCGGCCGATTTGATGAGCAAACGCTTCCCTGCGTCTGGAGCAAGGATGTACTGGCTCCCGCCGGCGCAGTAGTAGCTTGCACGCACGCTGGCTCCAGCATCAATGGTGGGGTTGAACGTGATGGTGCCTGCGGCGTAGTCAACCGTGTAGTCGCCGACGCCACTGTGCGGGTCCTTCTCGGTGACGGCAGTCCATCCACCGCCGGTGTCGATTTCGACCGAAACCCGATGCGAAGGATCGAGGTCCTCCTCTTCCCAGAGCTTGCCATGGTAGACATCGATGATGTTCTGGTCCGGCATGGCGTATTCCTGGCCAGCCGTATTTGCGGAGCAGGACTGATTGGTCTTCTGGGTCGCCTGTCCAATCCAGGTGGTCGGGTCATTCCAGCGGTGAGAGATTTTCGTAGTTCGAGATCCTTCAGTGACCCAGGGAACCGAGTAGGCTCGTCCCTTCGTATCGACAGGAGTAAGCAGCGCCTTGAGATTGACGATGAGGGCAATCGCTTCGTCTTCATCCTCGACGGTGGTCCTTGTTGGGAAGGTCGTCGTGTAGTCACTGGCATCCGTGGGGCGGACGTCGGTGTGATACACGAGGTCGCGGTCACCTGCCCAAGCCTTGTAGGTATTCTCAATGACCTGCTTGTCGTAGACCGCAAGCGAGTTGTTCTGCGCAACCTGTTTCCAGAGGGAGTATTTGATGTAGAGGACTCTCATTGCGTGTACCCGAAGACTACTCCATCAATGGCGATGTCAGAACCGGCGTACTTGGATCGTCTAACCCGGATGAGCTTGGTCGATCCATCCCCAACCATTTCCGTTCCATCACGGGCGAATTTCACGTCCGGGAAGGTTGATGAGTGGGTCGCACCGTTGAAGTAGTCACGAGAGACTAGATGCTCTGTGGTGCCGTCGTAGTAGAGGACCTCGATCTTCGCACCCTTCGACGGGTCCTCGTTTCCTCCGGTGATCTGCTGAAGGTAGAAGGTCTCCCCGTTTGGAATCACATAGTCTGTGTCGTGGGTCCCCGTAGTGAGAGGCGTGTCGGCTGAAATGATGACAGCATCAACACCGGCAGGAGGCGCAGTTGCAACAACTCGAACGCCGATGTTGCCGTTGCCGTCGATAGGAATGGCGGGAGTGCGGACATGAGATCGCAGCTCGATGTCCACCGTACCACTGGTCCATGCGGACGCACGAATGCGCATCTTCAGGAAGCCCGCGACGTTGGCTCGGAAGTTTCCGTTGCCGCTGGCTGAGGTAACTACCGCTGAGCCGCCGATCTGGAACCCAACCAGGCTGTACCAGGTCGTTCCGTCAAGGGTGTACTCACCCACCACGGTTCCAACCCAGGTTCCGGTAAGCTCAGCGGTGATCATTGCTGAGCCGTAGGTGTCGATCTCTACGAATCCGTTGACGGCATTGATGCTGCCCGATGTCGTGTAGTTGCCGACCGAATCGGTTACGAACGGGTTCGATGTATCGCCGAGATCCCCGTCGTTGGCCGGATTCCGAATCTGGACCTTGCCGATGAGGTTGCTACCTACTGGAAGCTGGTCGGTGATCTTCTTGATGCCATCGACATCCTTGATGGAGTCGAGCACAGCATCAATGGTGTCGAGGACGGCCTTTGCGGCTGCAAGGGTCGTCTCGCTGGCAAAATCTTCCGCGTTGAACGCAGATAGCAACGCGGCCAGCGTGGTCTGCGTCGCCAGGTCTCGTGCATCGAATGCGGTCTTGAGCGCGGCGAGCGTGGTCTCTGACGCAAAGTCCTCCGCACTGAAGGCTGAGAGCAGCGATGCCAGAGTCGTTTGCGTGGCGTAATCAACAGCCGCCAGGGCTCCGGTATCGGCGTCGATGGTCGCCAGGAGAGCCCTGACGGCCTCGAGCTTGGTCTCGGTGGCCAGGGTTGCGACGGTTGCCTCTGTCGCCCTGGAGGCCAGGGTCGTCTCGGTGGCGGCACCCGATGGGAGGGGAAGAGCATCGGCCTGCATCTTCGTGCGGCCCGAACTGTCGACGGCGATTGGCCGTGCCGTGGTCCCGTCGAGACCGAGGATGGGCACGTAGGACTGCGAGGCAGGGACGACGGTGTCGCCTGCCTTGACCAACACCGGGTTGCCCGCGGCGTCGTAAAGGATGACTGCTGGGGAGTCACTCATGCGATGGCCCTCGTCCGGCTCGTCTCAAACGGACCGCTGTAGGAGATTGTATCAGTCACCGTGAGAAGAACGGTGGAGCCATCCGTGTCGTAGACCTTCCATTGGATCGTCGTGGGAAAGGCGCCAGTGTACGTGATGAGCTTTTCCACGATCTTGTCGGTCTTCCCACTGCTGGTCCACCAAGTCACCGAGGTTGGGAACGGGTCTGCTGCTGGCAGAGTCTCTCGGTAGGCCCCGGAGGCGAACCCCTCGGCCGGGCCGTTGTCGATGAAGTGAATCAGCGACCTGAGGGCATCATGGGTTCCCTTGCTGATTCCGGAGCCGCCGGCCGTTAGGTCGACGACTCCGGAGGAGGTTCTGAACAAGAGAGCGTCACCCAATCGGCGCAGAGCACCTGTGACGGTTGGGTTTCCGTCGGCGGTGCGATCTTCAAACTGGACCTCTTCCTCTTCGCGCGGTCCAGCCTGCCTGTCGGGTGTGATCCCCATCTACTTTTTCTTTCGTCCCCTTTTGCGAGTGACATTCGGAGGGGCGTCCTCCTTGGTCTCCTCTTTGGCCTTCGTGTCGGCGGCGCGAGCCTTGCTCCCAGCCATGATCTTGTCCATGGCTTCCTTCGCTTCCTCTGCGGCAGCATCGGAGGCATCGGCTTCCTGTTTGAAGCGTTCTGCCTTCTCTTTCATGTCGGCCTCGTGCTTTGCCCGTTGCTCAGCCTCGACCTCTTCTCTCCTGGCTGCCACCGCAACCTCTTTGACCCCTCGTGCCCTCATCTGTTCGCCGAGCTCCTTCAGGAGCGGGATTTGTCCCTCAGCCCGTAGCTTGGAATTGTACTGGTTGCGGGCGTTGTCCGTACACATGGTCTGAAATCGAGCAATGACATTCTTGACGTAGACGCGGACCTTGTTGGCGGTCTCCCCGCCCATTTCCGTGTCTGCGTCGATCCGCTTCTCGATCTCAGCGGCGAAAGAGGGCATCTGCTTCGCCAGGAGGGTGAGAACTTGCTCGGCGCCGGAGTAC